CTCGGCAAAAACGGCGGCCGGTTGTTGCTCAATCCGCCGGCACAAATCCCCGGACAACTGACGTTTCAAACGATGCAGAATCGCATCTGGCATCTGCTTCGTGAGCCGGGGCCCTTGACCGGTGATCCGATTCCCGTAACCGGCGATTACGCCCAGGACACCGTTGCACAAGATCTCAACATCATGCTCGGGCAGTTCGTCGGCGACACGGGCCTTGCGCCGATGATTTCCGACAAGTTCGTAACCGTTCCGGTGTTTCCAGTCTTAGACTATCCCGTGCCACCCGACACGCAGTCGCTTACACGCGTCGAGTACACGCCCGCGGGGCAGCAAACCTACACGTTGGAGAGCAAGAGCTTCAACGAGTTCGATGCGTACTGGGCCGACGATACTTTAAGCACGGGGCAGCCGTACGTTTACCGTGAGATGTTCGCGGGTTACATTCGGCTTTTTCCGCAACCCGGTCCCGGTAACGCGCTTGGTCCGGGCACCGGAGAGTTTACGTTCAACGGCACGATTACTGCGGGCAATGCGATTCAGGTCGTTCTCGCTAACGTCCCTAACACGCCGGTGATCGTTCCGACCTACATCGTGCAGGCGGGCGATACGCTCGAGTCGATCGCGCAATCGATCTCGACGCTCATCAACAACAGCAACGCGTGTATCGGCCCGACACCGTTCCTGCAGCCGTCGGGCACGGCCGCGAACCAAGTGACGCTCACCGGGCTCAACCCGCCCGGCACGAACATTACCTACCAGGTCAACATCAGTACGGGTGCGACGATTACCGTAACGCCGAATGGGCAGGCAAATCTGACCCCCAACGGCGACACGATGAACTTTTACTACTCGAGCACCGGTAACTTCATGCTCTTTGCAAACGACACGCCGGGTATTCCCTCGCAGTTTCACATGGTTCTAGTGTACGGCGTGCTCTCGGACTATTGGAATCGTAAGCAAGACCCGACTGGTAACGCCGCTTATTACCTCAAGCGCTATCTCGCCGCCGTTGAAGTGGCTAAGGGGCTTGAGTGGGACGCCAAGCGCGACGTGCAGCCGACGTTGGGCGGGTATTACGATAGCGACCTCGACTACGGATGGTCATCGTACTAGATGCCCGCTGCTGCTCCGCAGTCCCGCTACGGTTCGTTCCCCGCTACGGGCGTACTCTTTGAGTCGACGTCGCCGCCGCTGGTTGGCGGAAGCGGACTGACCGCAGTTGATAATCTCGTCTATAAGCGTCAAGGCGCCTGGGGCAAACGCACGGGTGTGCATCGCGACGTTTTGCCCTCGGGCGGCAAACTGACGCCCGTATCGGGCTATCGCTGGTACCGGGCATTTCCGACACCGGTTACCAACCTGGTCGTGTACGCGCGGAACCATTTGTATATCGGAAATGGACCGTTGAGCCTTGCAGACTTAGGGAGTTTCGATCTTTCCGTTCCGGGTAACGCGCCTTCGTTCTGTACGATGCGAGATCCCCAAGCGGCTAACGGCAACGGCGCCGATATTCTTATTATCTGCGGCATCGAACTCGCAGGCGGGTCGCCGGCAAATGGCGAGATCATTATCACCGGAGCCCCCGGAACGGCACCGGGCGGGACTACTAAGATGAGTATCACGGTGCAGAACGGCGCCGAACCTGAGATAACGACATCGGACTATATTATCTTAGGATCGGACAACGCATCGTCGATAGCCCAGCAACTCGTCACGCTGCTCAATCAGACGCAGGCGTATATCAACAACAACAATCCCTATCCGCCGTTTTTGGGCGAGTCGTACATCACCGCGCCGAACCCGGTACAGTCATCGGGTAACCCCCCAGTCCCCAAAGCGGTCATTCACATGGGCGCAGCGATCGGCGGTGGCGCGGGAAACAATATCACATACACGATTACGTTTACGGCGGGTACCGATCCGGGCAGTACGCTCGCCGTCAGTCCCGCATCGGGTACGCCGACGAACATGACCGGCGGCGGCGTATCGTGGCATGGGCCTTGTCGTTACGACCTTGGGCTTAACCGAGTCATCGCGCTCTCGTATATGGCCCCTAACGCCTTTACCGGCTGCTGCACTTGGCACAACCACGCGTGGTTCTGGGGCGATCCGAATAACCCCGACACGGCGTTCGCGTGCGACATTGATCAACCCGAAGCCTTTACGTTTATGATCCAAAACGGCGGCATGGACGCAAGCGGATCCAACGACGGCACGAACGGCGGTTATAGCGCAGGCCCCGGCGACGGCGATCCCGGCGTGCAGACGTGTATTCCGTTGGGCAACGCGCTCTATCTTTTTAAGACCAATAACATCTACATGATTGAGGGCTACGATTTTCAGCAAGGCGAATATCAGTTCTCGCTTACGCCGCAGATTGTTGGATATGGAATGCCATCGCCGTACTGCGGTGCCGTTCTCGAGAACGAGATCGTCTGGTGGTCGGGGAAGAAGTTCCTGCGTCTGGCCACCGGATCGTACGTCCCCGAGCATATCGGTATGCCGATCAAGTACACCGAGGGACTCGCTTCGAAGGGCGATCAGCAAGTCGTCCGTTGCGTCGCGGGCGACCTTCAAGTGCTGACATTGCTCAATCAGAAGTTCGGGCTGGACAGCGGTAGTGTCGATGAAACGATTATGTACAACTCGATAGCGCTTTGGGCGATGGACCTTGGTACAGGTAACCCCGATACGATCGTGGTCTACGACGACGATGCGACGACAGCGATCGGGCAGTACGCGTGGTCACGCTGGACTGGTTGGGAAGTCGGCTGCTGGATTCAGTACGGCGTCGGGCCGACCCCGAGCGGCATGAACACCGATCCGCCGATCGTATGGTTCGTCAACTCGCACGGTTCGTACATTCATCTTGTCGGGGGCAACGCGGCTGACGATTGGACAAATCCGATTCCGTGGATGGTGCAGACCGGGTACGTCGCATTCGATACCCCTGAGGTGCTCAAGAACTGCCATCGCTTTATGGTCAACGCTGAGGCCAACGCTGGCGCGAACTTCACCGCGCAGATTTCGCCTGGACGAATCATTCCTAACTCCGGTCAAATACTGCCGTATAGCACAGCGGTGGTGACGCTCACGTTCAATCCGACGCTCGCGCCGCAAAACGGTGAGGCCTATAACGAGCTTGAGAAGTACTTCGAACCGGCGATGCAAGCCAAGAGCGTTATCGTGCAGCTCGCCGAAGACGGAACGAGCATGGTCGATTTCGAGGTTCTGTCGTGGGGCTTCGATATTAATCCGCAGGAGGCGTTTGCGCCCTAATGGCGTTGATTCGATCGTTACAAGAGCGTAAGGAGCGGCTCAGTAAACCGGGTGAGGATCACCGTACGGCCAATCGCCTGCGCCGGTACTTTGCGCCGGTTTCGATGCTGCCGCCGCCGGGTTCGATTCGCGGCGCGACGGGTAACCGGAACGTTGCGCTTACCGCAACCAATAACGCAAATGCCGCGCCGACGGACTCAGCGTATATCCCGCTTACGCCGCAAACCGGCGGGGCAGTTGGCGTATGGTCGTACAAAACAAAGTTCGGTAAACCTCCGAACGTTACCGCGACTGCCGTGGTGATTAACCCGAACGGCCCCTCGGAGATCACACCGCAAGGCACTGGAACGACGGCCTCGATTATCATCCGCAGTTCGGACCCAAACGATACACGCCTCGTCTATGTACAGGCCGTTGAGGCAACCGATTAATGGACCTTTCGTGTTCTCCAGAATCCTGGACCGACCGAGCAGGCTCTGCGCCCGAGAATGAGGCCATGCTCGCGCCCGGACTACGGAAACGACATCGTATCGTCGAGGTCGTTCCGGCGCTTTTGGTTATGATGCTCAAAGATATGGGGAAGCTCCCCGGCGTCCCAACGCCTCCGACGGGGCAGCATTTTGGATTTCGATCGCCGATGTTGCCCGAAATGGAATCGGTAGTCTGGGCGGCAACGTGGGGAGGAAAGCACCTCGCGGCTAATGGGTCGTTCAATCCAGTGATGGGCCTAGCTGCGTACCGCGACATCTACGATTTCCATACCGCATCGGATGTGCGCGACGTCGTTTACATTACTGGTACACCCCGCGCCGTCGTCGAGCTTATGCGCACGCTCGAGGCGCAGGCCTCAGAACTCGGTCGCCGATTGATCGGTTCGTTCGAACTCGACAACGACGGAATGAAACGAATGATGGGGCGGCTTGGCGGCCGGATGACTCGAATGCTGCGATGGGAGTACGGATGTCTGGATTGATTGCCGGGTTGCAGGGCGGTACGCCGGGGAACCCGACGCAAGTGACGGCGTTGCAGCGTTTGCTTTCGGGCTTTCAGGATAAGAGCAATCTCTATTCGCCTGGGCCGATGAATCCGTATGCGAACATTCCGGTCGCGTCGGGTGGTGGAACCACGGCGACGAACAACCCGTACGGGACATCGCAATGAGTGGAATTATTCCGGGTCTAGCTGGTGCCGGTGGTGCAGCGAATAACGCGGGAAACTATTACCAGCAGGCGCTGGACCGTGAGGTCAACTCGACGACGTCGCCGGCTGCCAATGCGTTTATCGCAACGCAGAACCGCGCGCTGCAGCCGCAGTTCAACGCCGAGGATGCGAACCTCACGTCGTATCTTGCGTCCAAGGGTATTACCAACAGCGGCTCGGGCCGCTCCGATTTCTCTAACTTAGGCGTCGGGCAGTCGGCAGCGATCGCTAGCGCTGACGCACCGCTCTATCAGTCCGCGCTCAATCAGTACGGCACGATCAACGCTCAAGAGCCCGGTGCGCAGGAGAGCGCCTACAACGACGCGATCTCGCAGTTCTATAAGGCATTGCGGGAAGGCTCGTCGATGGCCGGTGCAGCATTTGGATTGCCGAGCGCCGGTGGCGGAGGCGGCGGTGCGACTGCGGGTGCCGGCTATGGGAGTGGCGGTACGGGATACTACGCGCCCGGCGACCCTGGCGGCACATCGAATACGCCGTACATTGCATGAGCTTTCTTACAGCGCTTCTCGGCGCGGCAGGCGGTTACGGACAAGGCCGTCAACAGCGCTTCCAGAATCAGGAAGACCAGCAGCGGCTCGCATCTGATACTGCCTACAATCAAGCGCAGATCGATGAAGAGAAAGCGCAAACGGCGGCGGAAACTAAGAAAGCGCAGCTTGACGCCGCCGAACAGGGCTACGATTATGGGACGCTCAAGCCTCTGCCTCTCACGGGTAAGTACGAGAAGGTCCCGCCCAACGCCACGCCCCAGCAACTCGCAGAAATCGCACAGCGTAACTACGTTGCGGCTATAAATCAGCAGGACGCTCAAGGAATAGCAACTTGGGGGCCTGCGGCGAAACAACTGCCCGGCGGGTTCTCGCAGATAACAAATGCGGAGTACACCGCTGGGCCCAAGACGGATCTAACGGAAGCGCAAGCTGGATGGTGGAAGCAGCGGCACGGCGAGGTAATGGCCGCGTTGAAGGCTCGTGAGGCGGAGGCTGGGGCCGCACAAGCGGGACTGATGCAACGCGCGTATCTCTCAGCAAAGACTCGTACCGATATTGCCGGGCGCAGCGACGATGAGCGCGAGGCGATTGCCATGCAGACCGCATTGAACCTTGCGACATACCATAACGAGGACCAAGCGTATCGTGCGGCTGTCGATGAGGCGAATCGCTCAGACGCACAAAACCTTGCGGTGTGGAAAGAGCAGAACCAATCCGCGGCAAGAACCGGAGGACAACTTTCAGCGCCGCCGACAATGGCGCCAATCGTTATTCCGCAAGCGGGGAACTCGACGCCGGTCACGATCAATATTGTTGACCCGCGTACGGGGCAAGTCAAAACTGTTACAGCCCCTAGGCTACCTCCGCCCCCGCCACCGCCGCGGCGCGTGCCTATCGCGCAAGAGATCGCCGAGGCGCACAGAGCGGGTATCACAGATCGTAACGTAATCGCAAGTCAGTTGATTCAGGCCGGGTATTCGCAGGCCCAGGTGAACGCGGCCCTGTTCCCCGGTGGCGGCTTTGGTAAGCCGTGAGTATCGATTGGAACAAGGTACGGCAGGGCGGTTCATCTCCGCCCACGACTCAGCCACAGCCGTCGAGTAGCGGAATCAACTGGGGGGCCGTCAAGCGCGGCGCTGCTCCGGCGCCGCAAACACCGCCCGCAAAGAATCCCGTTATCTACTCGGGACGCATTGGCGCTCCGCCTGGCGTAACGCCGCCGTTCGACGAAAAAAAGGCCATAGAGAACACGAAGCGCGTTGTGACAGGCGTTAGCAACGCGCTCGACTACCAGGCCGAAAAGGTACGCCGTGCAATGGTTGGGCACCCGAACGATTACCCCGAGCAAATGAAAGCAATCCGTGAGAAGATCCCCGGGCTCGAATCGTTCTACGAATACAATCCGCATACGGACTTCGGCGTTCCGGCGATCGATCAGCCGCTGGATAGGATTCAAGATTTCGGAAACGGGATTCTCCAGAATGTCATCGACGCAGCGATAAACATTCCAATCGACCCGTTGACATATGAAACGCTGGGCGCTGGCGCGTTAATGAAAACGCCTATCGGGATAGCGGCGCGTGCCGCTGCGGCGCGTTCGCTCAATGGAACGATGGCTGGTCGCGCAGCCTTCAAGGCGCTCAACTGGGGCGGCGCTGCTGCGATAAAGCGCGCAGCGACGACACACGGTGGGCGGATGCTCCCCGCAATCGAGGAGATCGAAGGCGTGCAGGGTGCAGGGCACCAGGCGACGTCGGAGGGTGATCGCTGGGCCGCGCACGTTAAACGGCGTACCGATCAAATCGTGAATGGCGTGAATCCCACGACCAGAAAGAAAGTACCGGGAGCTGCGCTCACCGACGCGGAGAAGAAGCGCGTCGCGCAAGAGTTGAACGGTGAGGAACATACTGGAACCGAAGGGCAGTACGCCGAGGGCGAGGAGCCGAAGTTAGCGCCGTTAACGCCGCGCGAGCAGGCCGCGTATCGCCAACTCCGCACCCTCACGGCGCTGGATTGGAAAACGCGGCAGGCGACAGGACTTTCGATTGCGTTGCGCTCGTCGATTAAAGATAAGGCGTTGCGCGACGAAGTTGCCGGGCATTTCCGCTCGGGCCAACCGCCCATCGTTCCCGAGCCCGCGATGCCGCGGATCAAGAAGCCGTACGGCCCTCCGATTCCCCGGCAGCGTGCGGCTCACCCGAACTCTCCGCCTGATTACAAGTCGCTGTATGACCAGACGGTCGCGACAATGAGTCATGCAGAAAAAGTTGGGTTCTCCAAAGCGTTGACCGATAGTCAAGCGTTCGCAAAGTTGCCGCCTGAGTTGCAATACCGCGTCGAAGAGATCAAGACCGCGATGAACCAGCAACTTCGTGGTGTCCCCGAAAGTGTGACGCCGCTTCAGCCACGCCCACGCTATAAACTGTTGCCGACCAATGCTGCGGAGATCGAGCACATGGCGAAGGTTCGCAAGGCGTATACACACGTTCTCGGCCTTGTGTCGAAGTCCGACGAAGGCGGCCTTATGCGCTACCGCAAGCACTATATGCCGTTCGCGCATTACGCAGACGAGGGAGAAGGGCGTGAGGCGTTCACCGTCAACCCGGCCGAACACTTTGACCCGCGTAACGTGCAGCGTAATGATTTAAAAGTAAAAAGCCCCAAGCAACTTGAGCAAGGCTTTGAGGCGATGGCCGACAACCTTGGGCGCCAAGTCCGCACGAAAGCTCTCAACGATAATCTCGGCTCTCTGTTGGACGACCCCGCCATTTCCGGCCTCTTTAAAGAAGAAATAGCTGCTACAGGAAATAAGCTCGACGACTGGGGCAAGACCAAGAAATACATTCGAGCCATCATCGGCTGGCCACGTGCATCGCTTATTGGAATCACACCGGGTCATGCTTGGAACGAAATCGACATGGCGATGAATACCGTTCCGCTCGCCGAGCAGCCGCAGTTTTTCGCAAAGGCGATGACGCTTGCCAAAAAGATATTCGCGGCGCAGACGAGCGGCAACGAGAAGGAATACTATCGCCTTACCGCTCCCGGGCGACGGTTGGGCGCGGGCGTCGGTAACTTCGCCGAACGCAAGCCGTTCTTTCAAAAGGTTCCTGGCTTGCGGTGGTGGACCAAGAACATGAACAACCTCGTATGGTCCGTTTCCGAGGGGATCCGGCAGACGTACGCGGAGCGTCTTCTCGCGAGCGGTGAGGCCAAGACGCCGTTGCAAGCAGGCGGCATGGCGGAGAAACGGCTCGTTGATTATCAGTACCGAACGCCGTTACAAAATCTCGCTCGGCATATCGCGCCGTTCGGGACGTATCGCGGCGGCATACCCGGCGCGGTTGCCGGCGGTGTCGCCCGCAGTCCCTTGCGCGCGGGGTTTCTCAACCGCGCCACCGGGGGGGTGATGTACGGCGATAAGCCGCAGCCGGGCCAAGGCGGCTGGGAAGCATTTACACCGACGGCCGAAGTTGGGCGCCTCGCGAACTTCGTTCCCGGCGAGCGCTTTACGGAATCGGGTCCCGGAGATTTCGTGCGAGGGAGCCTCGGTGCGCCGATCGCCGCGGGTATCAACGCCGCGCAAGACGTCCTTGCGCCGAGTTCCGCCCCTAAGCACTGGGCGACCTACGGCCAGGGGTGGTTGCCGCGCAGACTGCCCAACGGGCACCTCGACCTCGGCTACCTTTTTTCATCGGCGATTGCGGGCGTCCCCGAAGCAGAACAGATCTTGGAGGCCAACGGGATAGGCCGTTTCCAATGGAAGGGTATCCTCCAGGAACTCCAGCGGCAGTTCACGCGAACGCAGTACGTGTCGCCGACCGCTCCGACTGCCGCGCTGCCGCTTGCGCTTCCGGCGACTCCCGCTTCGGCGCCGCCTTCGGGCGGCATCGATTGGAACGCGCTTCGGCCGCGGCCCTAGTCGTTCTCCCCCCTTGATACAATAGCCGCAGAGGAGGTCTGCAATGAAAAGCACCCGCTTAGGGGCATTCCTGGGCGCTCTCGCGCTTCTGTTGGCGCTGATAGCCGGATCATGGCCCCCGACTGTTTCGAGGGCTCAGAACGTCAGCGCGCCTATCATAACCCCTATCATCAGTACGACCGCCGCCTCAGGGCAGAGCGGCGTCCTAGCGCTCGATGGTCGTTTCAACAACTGCTCGATCATCGCAGGCGACACGTCGACGGCCTCGATTACGGTATACGGCAACGCGCAGGGGAGCGGCCCAGGGGCCTCGCCGATTGTCAACTCCAACTTTGGCACCAGCGGCGTGATCTCGGTGTCGGGAGCGGCACTGGCCGTTTCGCCCGGCAACGTCGCGAATCTGCCGACCGGGCTGTATTTCACCTGGGCGAGTAACGGCGGAACGCTGGTCGCCTGGGCGATCTGCTCGACGTCGATTGCGCGTAGCGCCAGCGGGGGAGGTGGCGGCACAGCGGCCTGCCCGACGCCGCTCTCGAGTTCGTCGGTCGTTTGTCTGCAGAGCGCGAACCCGCCCAGCGAGCAAGTCGGCTCGGCGGCCGTTGACACGTTGTGGGCATGGACCGGCGGACTGAACTCAAACTCGAATAGCATCAGCGTCTGTCCCAATGCCGTCGTCGAATCCGCGTTGTGCGGGAACTATATCTTTGGGGACGACGGCGGAAGCGTCGACGTATCGCAAATCGGCAGTCTCAATCAGACCGGAGCGCAGGCGTTTAGCGGTGGGCCGTTCTCGTGGCTGGGGGCTAGTAATCAAGGCTTTAGCGTTGCGAGCGCTGGCACCGGAAGCGTTGCCGTATCGGCCGGGAGCGCCGGTGCGGACCTCTTTATGAACGGGAGTACCGGCGAAGTCGATTTCGAATCGGGGTCTGGCGCAGCGTTCAACCTCGAAGGTGCCCCGCTCAATCTCTCGGGCGGTTCAAGTCATATTCATTTGCAGAGCGGGGACATCTCGCCGTCGCAGGCCGTTTGCACAGACGCTTCTAGCAACGCATCTTCTTGCCCCTCGGCTGGGCCGCAGGCGACGCCTTCCCCAACTGCAGGAACAAATGTCACAATCACCGGTTCGTGGCCGTACATCTTTAGCGCAAGCGGTGGCGGTGGGATTTCGGATGCCTCCTACGATGCGGTGATCGAAGCGGAGTCCACGCTAGTGGCATACTATCCCAGCGAAGAAACGTCGGGAACAACGTGGACCGACGTAAAGGGTTCAAATAACGGGACTTACTCCGGGTCGCCTGTTTTTGGCGGGTCGCTTGGCAATAGTTTGCATGGAGTGAACTACCCAGCAAGCGCAAGCGCGATAGCCACCTTAAGTTCAACGCTCACTGGAAACTTCACGATTGAATGCCTCGCCGTTAATTATGCGGCCGTAAACGGGAATCAGTCTTTTTGTAGTAACGGCCTTCCCTCCACGGGAATAACAGGCGTTCAGTGGATTTCAAACTCAAGCAATTTCAAAATCTTTTGGGGCAGCGGAAGTAGCCAGAATAGCTTTTTCTTGTCTCCTTCCTTTGTTTTACAGCAAGGGACACCAATGCTTTTCGACCTTACCTACGATGGAACCAACTTCCGGTTCTACCAAAACTGTATGCTCTTTGCTACACAGGCGGAAAGTGGAGCGGTAGGAACTGGGCCAGCACAGACCGATGGTGGCGGGGTCGGCCTCGTAACCGTCGGGAAAGTGGCGCTCTATTCATCAGCGCTATCGAATGCGGATATTTGCACCCACGCTATCGCGGCAGGATTTCCGTAGCTTGAAGCGCCTTATCGCCGTCGCGCTGTTCGTTACCGCCGTGCTTCTTAGCACGTACGCGGGTTTCGTTCCCGCGCGCGCTCAAGTTTTAGTGGCTGTCACCGCGCAGCCGTATTGTTGCTCAACCCTTCCAACGCCGACTGCTACCCCAACGCCTAGCGGCCCGCAGTTCGTCCAGTTCTGCCATTCGGGGGCGAGTAACTCGTGTACGTTCGGCGCTGTGCCCACGACGAGCAACGTCATGCTCGCAATGGTCGGCGATGAAATTAATACACCATCGTGCAATACCGGTTGGACATTGATTCAGCTTGTCTCGGCGAGTTACGTCGATGGCCTCGACTGCTATCGCGTCGTCTCCGGTGACACTGCGACCGTTACCCCGTTTACCGGGACGGCCACCGATCACGTCGTATTCGTGTGGGAACTGACCGGTACGTCTTTAGCGATTGACACCCACGCCGGAGCCGAGGGCGGTACGGGGACGCAAACAGTCGCGATCTCTCCGACCCACACGCTCGATCTCATCGTCTCAGGGAGTTTTCAATCAGCGACCGGCACGTCAGGGGTTACGGCGCCTTCGGGTTATACCGTCGATCTTACTTGCTTGAGCGCGGTCCTATGCGGCGCACCCGGCATCAACGCAGCGGGCGCGGTGTACGCCGCAAGCCGATCGTCTGGGTCGCAGAACATTAGTTGGACGTTCACCGGAACGACGCGCGAGACGACGACGCTTGCCATCGCTCTTAGCGGTGTCGGGCCGACGCCATCACCGACGCCTTCTCCCACACCGACACCCAGCCCGACGCCGACACCGACACCGACGCCGACAGCTACACCCGGTGCGATTACAACGTCGCCTTCGCCGCTTCCCGGCTTCAATGGCGCGTTTGGGCAATCGCGTCTTGTAACGGTCAGCGAGCCGCGTTGGACCGGTACATTCAACTGGTCCGGTTGTGCGACACCTGCGCCGATCGCGTCGCTCTCGCCCGCGTCTGGAACCGGCCCTGCAGCGCTGTTACAGATTGCGTCGGTTGCGAATGGAACGTGCACGATTACCGTGACGGGCTTCGGCGCGAATACCGCAACGCTAACAGTAACGGTTTCAACCCCGACGCCCTCGCCTACCCCCAGCCCGACACCGACGCCGAGCCCTACGCCCACACCTACTCCGACACCGGCGCCCACACCGACGCCTGTTCCGGGAATCTTCACCTATCAAGGTTGCCAAGTCTACGGTAACGCGGGTACGCCTGACTCGATTATCAATCTCGATACCTCCTCGTTCACCGTCGATTCGAATAGCGGGTCGATTCAATCAAACCTCGGCGCGCAATCGTTTGAGAGTTCGACGCACGCGCTGGCGCTTCTGGAGATCGTCAACCTCGCGACTAATCCGACTACGCTCTATACAGTCGGTACCAATGGTGGACACAACCCGCCGATAAGCGCGAACTCGACAACCGGAACCGGCGGCGCAAACGCAAAGGTTCCGTGGGTCGGCGGATCATTCGCGCTCGAGGGAACGAATAAGGGTACGACCTGCTCGGGCGATTGCCACTGGACGACGCTCAACACCGAAACCTGCACGCTTTACGAAGGCGGCGGCGGTAAGTGGAACGGTACCGGATTCGTCAGCTACAACGGCCTCATCGACTTGCTCGACACAACCTACGTTCGGAACTTCGTAAACAAGTTCGACAACTGGGGCGTCGGCGGATTCGGCGGCCTGGCGTTCGTGTATTACAGCGACGAGTTCGTAGATGCTGCAGCGGGAACGCCGCTGGCCCATCCCGGGTTCTTATCCGTGCCGACGAGCGTGTTGCTCAACGGCACCAATGGCGTGAACATCTCACCCGGTAACGGCAACGCAGCCGGTAGCTGCGGGACGAACGTCGCGAACTGTTTAGAACTTGGCGACGCGCTGCGATTGAAGCCGGGGTTCTCTTGCCCCATCGATGCTCAGGCGAACGCTTTGTGCATTGCGGCGAAGAAGTACCCGTGGTACGTTGGCGACTCACACAGCGGCGGGAGCTTCGAGTTATTCCTTGGGCTCGATCCCTCAGGCAACGATAACATCGACTCGGCGGTGGGAACCTTCCTAGCCTCACTCACGTTCGGCGGTGCGAGCAGCGACTTCGATATTCTGCACCGCTGCACAAGCGGCAAGCCGTGCGTAGGGCCGTAATGTCGTGGGTAACGGCAAGGCAGTCCTAAAGCCGGTCGAGCGATGACCGATTGGAGTGAGATCCATGCCGACGCCAAAAACGTGTACGAGTTTCGTTTGGCTGCGGTAGAACGAAAGGTCGATGTCATGGAAAAACGGTACGACCAGATCGCCGCGAACATCACAAGAATCCTAGTGTCGGTTATTGTGTCCGGTTTTAGCGTGGTTCTCACCGTCATCGTTACGCACTTTATGACTATCACTGAAACGGGGGTCCGGTAAAAACATGGCCGTGACACAACAAGAGCGCCAGTGGGTCGTCGATCACTTACTCTTTACTGACGACACGCAGAAGTCGGATCTGCTCGATCCAAATCTAACAACCGACACGCTTATCGCAATGCTCGACGCGCAGTTGCATATCCGCGACGGCGTGTGGCAGAACCAGCTTACGGTCACGGCCGTTCGCTCTGACCATCCGACACCCGATGGTCCGAACGGTCATGAGGGCGGCAATGCGATCGACCTCTGGAACAGTGCGCGCTTGCACCTTATCGAGGACGCCCAGAACAACGATCTCGCGCTCGGGATCGGCTTGGGCGGCCCGTTCCAGGATTACGCTGCGCAGTGCGGCGGGTACAATCCACAGAGTAAGCTCTTTGTGGACAACGACTCAGACCACTTGCACATTCAAGTCGTGGGTTACTAGGAGGAAAACATGAACTTCATTTTCTGGGCACTCTACATCGGCGCGTGGCTCGTCGCTGCGTATTTCGGCCAGCCGGCGGCGCCGAATACCCGTTGGAATCTGGGCTGGATTCTGCCGCTGGTGCTGATCGGCATCCTGGGCTACGCCGTATTGCGCATCCCTCACTAAGCTCTGGTAGAATCGGGCTATGTGGAAATGGCTCAAAGCCTTCCTAGATATTCCTAGAACGCTCGCTAGCATAGAGGAGAAGCTAAAAAACATCATGTCAGAAATCGACCAGGTTCTCGCAGCCGACACCGCCACGTTGGCGGCGGTGCAGGGCGTTGCCACGCAGCTCACGACCGACGTGGACAACCTTATCACGCTGATTCAAAACGGCGATCCGAACGCGCTGGCCGCCGCGCAGGCGCTCGGCACGAACCTTACCGCGCTTCAGACGAGCCTCCAGAGCCTCGACACCGCCGCGCAGGGCGCCGGTGGCGCTCCGTCCGATGTCACTCCGGGCCCGGGGCAAACCGTCGTTTCGCATCCGACGACCGGCGTGCCGACTGCCGTTCCCGTCGATCCCAAGACGGGCGCCGCCGATACTTCAGGCCTCTCCTAGCATGGAGGCTTCGACGTGGGTCACGATCTTGACGGCGGTCGTGGCCTTCCTCACCTCGTTGACCGGCGCGCAGCTCGACGCGCTGTGGCCGGGGCACGGCACCCAGCTCTCGTTGCTCATCGCCGTCGGCGTTCTGGCCTTGGGTCAGATCATCAACGCGATCTCCAAGCAGACCAAGGGCGCGGTGCAGACCGGCGTCCAGGCGGGGCCGCTCGCGCCGAACCTTCCGATCGTCAACGCCGCCGGCACGACCGTCGCGACCAACGTCGTTTCGACGTCTGACGTACTGGCAAAGAAAGGACCTTAGAGAATGGGAATCACCGCAATCATCGCCGCCGCGCTGGCCGGTTTGGGTAGCATCCTTGCCGGGCTTAAAGGCAGCGGGGTCAATATCGGCAGCATCGGCACCGTCGCGCTGCAAAACATCGAAACGACCGAGCAAGACGAAGCAAACTACCTGGCAGGCCAGGCCGTCGTTGTCGGCACGCTTTCCTACGAGAACGATCCGGGTACGATCGTCGTCGTGAAGAACGGTGGTCCGGCTGCAGCGAGCTTAGGGCTATAATCGTGGCTTCGGTAGCGCAGAAAAAACGCAAGGTCAATCGTTCGCTCAAGCGGGCACGGGCGTCAATGAAACGCCGGGGCACGATCGGATCCTACGGGCATCACACAGAGGCCCAGGACCGTAAGAACATCCGTAAGGGCGGCAAGCTGGCGAAGAAAGCGCAGTTCGCGCTCAATATGAAACGGCTTTCTTCACGACGTAAACGCCGGAACAGCCGCCGCAGTAAACGCTAATGCCGTTTGTAAGCCGTGCACAAGAAAAATGGGCCTTTGCTACGGGGCAATGCTATAATGGGCTATGCCTAAAAGTAGCAAAAAAGATAGCGCTCGAGCTTTTGGCGAACCGCCATGCACTAAGTGCGGCAGTACTGGACCATTCCGGGTAAGCAATGGCTACCGCCGCACTACTTGCATGCCGTGCGATTCACGGCAGAATAATAAACGCAACAAGATACGTTCATACGGAGTTGACGGCAAAAAATACGTTGAGTTCATTCTGGCGCAAAAAGGACTCTGTGCCCTTTGTGGCATGGAGCCCGATTCAACGGGGCTGCACATCGACCATGACCATGAGACGCGGGCCTTCCGCGCGCTTCTTTGTATCCATTGTAATCGCGGCCTCGGCGCGTTTAGGGACAATGCAGCCCTTATGCGTAAGGCCGCGGAGTACGTAGAGCAGTATGCCATTCGTTTCAAAAGCTCAGGAGAGGTGGGCGTTTAGTACCCATCAACCGTTTGCGAAAGACTGGGCCAAGATCACGGATCAGAAGCATCTTCCGAAACGTAAACGGAAGGCAAAGCGTTCAAAACGGCACGGACGGCGGCATTCATCCCAACTTCGCAAACGAAATCATGCCCGCCGCTCGGGCAGTTCTCGTACGCGGCAGTCGCGACGTCGACGAGCGCGTCGATCTGCTGCTCGTCGTTAGTCATGCCAATCGTCGGGGCCGACGTAAATACGCATTGAAGGGTGACATTCGACCTTTCGGCCCTGAATCGTATTTAGCGGCCACGGGCGGAAATACTCGACGCATACGGGCGGGTCGTGCCTCCAGTCTTCCAGTCTGAAAACGTCGTCTAACGGCCGCACCGGCTGAGAAGACGCCAGCACAAAAGCCAGAGCGTAGTTTATCATTCCGGTTTGTCCATTTCTGTGCGCCATGCCCACCGCTCTTGCCAACGCAGTTCGCGCCAAAGCGACGGCCACGGCTTAAGGTTGTGCGGGTCGCGCCGCATGTTGGGGTAAACCGTTACGTCTGTATCACCCTTCACGGCTTCACCTCACGCGCTTCGGGGGTGGGGCCGTTGAGAATGCAGTCGAGATCGTAGGCGCAACAACCGCCGTCAGGGTACAGCGCTCTCGCCGCTTTCGCTCGCCCCTCCATCGCTCGGAGCCTCTGCAACTCTCCCTCGTTAGAGCTACACGGAATGCCTGCCTCTTGCTCTCGTTCGTGGTCACGGTAGCCTTCGATGTAGCACCGCATCCCTGCCGCCTGCATCGCAAGCTGTACCTCGCCGCCGATGTACTCAAAGCCGCGAGCGAACTTTAAGGCGCGCTCCTCCAGCGAGTCGATAGCGTTATCGCCGCTCATTGCGGAGCATCCTGTGTGGGCCAGCACTTCCATGCGTCGAGAACTAGGCGTGCTAGTTTATAACTCGGCCTGTCCGGCTGACCGTACGTGATGTGCTGTTCGGCAACTATCGCAGCCTCCTGCAGTGCGTAACGAACCTTCTGGAATCGCTCGTCATTCATATCGTTCCTCCCTTTCCATCGCCCTCGCGCTTGCTGATGGTTACACTTTGCTGGCCGGTATAGCGTTGAAAGTCTTTGCATCGGCGGCACTCAACCCAAAAGTAGACGCTATCCGCCCACGCCCAACTGTGTCCGACAAGCCTGCACAGTAATCGTTTCATGCTCCATCGCCCTCGCGGAGAAGGGCTGCGCGTACTTCGTCAACGGTTAGCAGCGGTGGCCCCTTTGGGTCGAACATCTGCACAACGTAGGTTTCCCGCTCTTTACACAACTTCTCGACCGCTGCGATACGGGACTCCAACTGCGATAAGGGGCTCCAACGTCGTTGCAATATGCTGACGGTCGGCGTTGATAATCGCTTCAGCTTCGAGGAGAAGCGGGGCGATACACTCTGGTCGCCAAAGCACTTCCCACAACGGAGCCCCATCTGGCTTTACCTTAGTCGGCAAGTAGCACAGGTCAGACCGTACATCCTCAACGGCTCGCGGTGCTGCCTCCGGCTTAAGGTCACTCATCCTTCGTAGCCTCCTGTTGCGTGGGTCCGGCTTCGTACGAACCGCCGCCGCGATGAAAGCTGCATCGTTATCGAGATTCCCAGCAACGTCACACGAGGCAATCATTAGAGGCTCGTCGGCCTCGTCTGAGCGCAACGTGGCGTGGTCCACCATCGCTACGGTTCCATCCGGCGAAATCTCGGCAACCCACGGCCCAACCGTCGCTCCTGCAGCGCGCTCCTCAATCTCCTGGAGTTCCCGAGCACCTAGTGCGCCCCAGCCATTCGCCGCATCTTTTGCGGTGATTGGAACGCTATTCCCCGCACTTTTCTCTCGGGCTTCGCAAGGCGCTCCTCGGAACAACTGCAAGTCAAACTCGGTCACTTGATCACCGGCGGAGGCGCGGTGTTACAGCCGACCATCGTCGTGACGCAAGCCTGCGGAAGTGTCTGACAGCCCCCTTCGAGGAATCCTATCAGCAGGGTGATCGCGAGTATGGCCTTCATCGGTCGTCATCTACCGGTTCGGTAGCCGATTGCGCGCGCCACTTCGCTATCGGTTCGCTTCCCGCGATCGGTACGAACGGCGTCGGCGATTGCGTGTAATCGAAGCAATCGCTCAGATCGTCGGCGAGCGAGTCCGTCGTGCCGAGCGACGGCAACCCAAACGTCTCCTCAGTGAAATGAAGGATGCTGCCAAACTCATGTTGCGTATGCGAGACGTAACCAAGTCGCGCGTATGGCGAGATCACGATGAGCGGAACGCGAAAGCCAAGTTCGTACCCGTTTCGAACCGGGGGCTTCACATGGTCAAACCAACCGCCCCAATCGTCCCAGATAACGAAGATCGCCGTCGAGTTCCAATACGGCGATTGCCCGATCGCGTCGACCACGCTGGCTACCCAAGCAGGACCGCTGCCATCGGTCGAGCCGGCGTGGTCCGAGGCGGCTGCGGTCGGCGTTATGTACGTCACGCTTGCTAGCGTTCCGTTCCCGATGTCAGTGAGGAACTGCGCAGGCGGCGAGATAACCGTAGCCGCAAAATCCGGGTTGCCGTTGCACGGCGTGGTCGGACAGAGCGGCGAGAGAGAATCGGGCGTATTCCATAATCCAGCCCCCTGCTGCGCCTGATAATAGCGCCAGCCGATGCTCGCCGAATCGAGCAGCGTGAAAATCGATTGCCGGTCGAAGCACGGGAATACGGCACCCTTCTCGACGCCGGTCGTTATGTTAATCGTCGGTACGGTAGCTTTCGCAGGCGAATCGCAGCCGCCTGATTGTCGGCCGAGGTTGCCGCCGCCGTTTGGATTCTCTGAAGCGTAACGGCTCGCGCCGTCCTTGATGGCAGAGGTCCCGCTGACGAGGTACTGATGCGCCGGGAAGCTCGGGCCTTCGTTCGTCTGGAACATCTTATCGGCAAACGTGTACGTCTGGGCCATCGTGTAATAGGGCTGCACTTCGCTCTGCGGCACGTAGGCATAGGCGCGCACGTTCTTTGACGGGCACTTGCCGACGGCCGAACACGACGACGCTGCGGTGTCCCAGCCGTTCATTGCGCCTTTACTGTAATCGGCCAGCCACGCCGTGTGCTTGTGGCTCATGTCGTACGGACCGGTGAGTGGAACGGATGCCAACGCGACGGTGCCGCCAGTGGAGTTTGTACCGCTTGAGGCGACGTCGATTCCCGGCATCTGCTGGAACAGGTTATCGATGCTACGGTTCTCCTGGATGATAATGACGACGTGTTGGATCGGCGTCGATCCATCCGACGGCCGCGCGCTAGGGGAAGGCGTCGGCGAAGGCGATGGAGTCGGAGGCGGGTTCTGCGGGTTACAGCTCGAGCCTAACGTGAGCAGCACGACGGCGAGCAAAACGATCTTGTTCATGAGATCCTACTTTCGGGCGAGTTGTGCGCGCACTTCATCGGGATCGTACCGGTACTTGCGCTGAAGACGATAACCCCGGATCCGACCGGCCTTGCGAAGCCGCGAGAGCGTGTCGATGTTGATGCCAAGGCGGTCGGCCATATCTTTTGCTGAGAGTAGCTTACTTGGCACGGTCGATCTCCCGGTCGATGAGATTGAGTATCCACATAACGGCACCCAAGGTATTGACAGCATACGCGATCCCCCCCGCCTTACGAACGCGGCGCAGGTGCATTGCTTGCGCCCGCTCGACGAACCGATCGTCGTCGATGGTCGGAATCACATGGAGGTCTTTGCCCTGGTGCTTGAACTCAAAGGCGATAAACCGCCCACGGTAACACCAGAGGTTGTCGGGGACACCGCTGCCCGAAAGCGCTGTCCCCCACTGATTGAGAGCATACGCGCCGCGCCCTTCGCCGTAGACTTGCGCTTGGCGCTGAAGGCGCGACTCGGGCACGCTATCCCTGTGCGAACAGGTCGGTCGCGGCGCCGACGTTCACGGCAGCCGCTGGGGCGGCTTGCGTAGGCAAAGGAGCGGCCGCAGCCGGGAAGGGTGCCGCAGCGACCACCGGTGCCGCTGCCGGGGCACTAGGGGCCAGGAACGGCGACGTAGCGGGTGCCGGCGGAGGAGTCACGGCTCCGGGCATCGCGACGGGCTGGCCGTCAGGGCCTAGCGGCACAAAGCTGGTCATCGAGGTGTTCGAGAAATCGCCGCGCTTGGTGATCGTGAGGCCCACGGCCTTGTTGAGCAGACCAGGGGTGAAGAGCCCGATCCAGCGGTTTTGCCCCGCTGAGTCGACGGGCGGTCCCGGATCGAAGTCCGGATCGATCCCTAAGTTTATGAGATCGTCGAAGAATCGGAAGCACGCTTCGCGGGTGCAGGTGACCCACCACGTGTGCGTCTTGCCCGTTGACGGGCCGAGCAGCGCCACGGTGAACTTGATTTGCGGATCGCCGTTTTTCGTGGAACCGGGTTCCATAGACTTGATGACGCCGACGTAGTCGCCTTCGGGGGTCGTACCGCGAGCGAGCGAACTAAGGCGCCAGCTCTCGTTGGGTTGCTGATACATATTACCTATCCTTGTAACGGTTACTGAAGTGGTTTAAGATTTCGATGAGTTGCGCGACATTGCGCCCATCGATGTAGATGCGTATGTAACGGGGTGGATCGTTCTCGCCGACCGACTCGTCTTCTTGAATGAACTCAAGTGTGTTGTCGCCAAACGGCATCTCTTGAACGATCAGGTCGGGCTGCTGATCGCCCTCGAGCCGTGCCGCATCGTAGCTTTTGATCTTCGGCCCCAGGCCGGTGGAATCGTTCATCGTTTGCGCTTCCTTTTCTGCACCTTGCGTACGGGGGTTTTACGAACTCGAGGTTTGACCGGCGGGTTGTCACGCTCGAACGCTTTCACCGGGTCGTAACCCTGAACCGCAGCACGTATTTCACTAAGGTCGCCTTGTAACTGCGTTATCTCCGCCTCAAGCTGTTCACAACGCTGATCGGCACGGAAGAGCGTATCGTTAAGCGTTATACGAGCGTTATGCGCCCCCGCGCAAACATCAACTTTGTACCATTGGTAGAGCCGCGCGACTTTCCAAAGCGGCAATGATAGTTCGGTAAGGCGTTCTTGGAACGCCGTGAAAGTGAGTTCTACGAACGGTACCATATACCAGTAACCTCTATGTAGGAAGCGTTGTGCTAAAGACGGTCTTGCCGACCTTTGGAAAGCCGTAGACGGTCATCGCTTTGGGTAAATGGCCCAGCGCCTGATGGAGCAGCCCGAGGCCGCACGTCCCTTTCGGCAGTGCGATGTACGGTGGGGTCGTATCCATCGCGTCGGGTGTCAGCCGCAAACCCGTATACGCACTGGCGGTGTTGTCGAGTTGCAGGATTGGAACGTCGGGTACGTAGGTCTGCCCGTTGATCGTCGTCGGTAACGGCGCTTTGTAGATTCGCATAACCAGATCCGAGAGAGCCATGAGATGCAGGAGTACCTTGGGCGTGAGCTTGGGCATATTCCGTTCCTCATTGACCGAGCCTTCCTGTGCCGTCGGGTCCGTGCGCTCCGCTTCGTGTACCGTAAAGATCGAGGGAATCGGCAGATTGCGGATGACCGTGATGAGCCACTGCATGTTGAAGTTGATGACGTTCCACATATCCTGATGCGTACGCGACTTCTTGCGCATCGACCATACGGTCTGGCCCGCCCCCGGATTGATCTTGCCGATCTCGTCGAGCGTGATGGCTTGGATCGTCGCGGTGAGCAACGTCGAGAGCGCGTCGACGACAACGAGGTCGGCCTTAATCGAGCCGTTGGCGAGTGCCCAATAGATCTTTTCGGCCTTCTCAAAGGTGTTGGCGTCGTAGCTGACAACGCGACCGGCACGAACGAGGTCGATAATCGACCCGGCGCCGCCGTCGACATCAAGGTGACAAACGATCACAGAGGCTTCTCCTGTTCCGTACTAGGGATAGCGAGTGCCGTCCCAGTCATGTTGAGGTAACGGAAGATATGCAACGACACAGTAAGGATTTTAATGAGCCAGGAGAGCGCCCATGGACGAAGTCTATGTACACACTCAACCCGAATCCCGGCGGAGGTAATGTTTACGGTGATTCCATTTAAGGCTTCTTGATCGTTCATACAAGCGGGTCCTTTGTAAAACTCATGGTAAGCAGCGCGGAGTCGGCGTTAAACGTGCGCCCGCCCAGCTCTGCGGTACAGATCGAGAAGTATGGACAGCCGTCGCACGCAAGCGGCCCCATCTTAACGACGCGCCGTGGCCACACGCCGCTTGCGGCTTCCTTCTGTAAGATCGTCGCGTCTTGGATGAGCGTGCGTTGAAAACTCGCGTACTGTTCGGGCGTGTAAGAGAGCCACGCACGGCGCAGGTAACGCTGTGGGTTCTGCATCGATTCAAGCGTCGCAGCGTTGCGCTTCTTGCCCGAAGCCGTCTCGAGTGGCCGAGTCCTGAAGCCCGGCGGGACCTCACGGGCGATCATGTTGTAACACATGAGCGGGTCCTCGCCGTAGATCGCCGCCACGCTCATCGAGTAGATCCGCACCTGCAGATCGAGCCCCAAAAAGAGCAGGTTCTGCTGCACGTTGCCGGTCGTCTTGTGATCGACGGGGATCAAACGGCGTTTGCCTTCATGCATCCCCCAAACGAGCATATCGAGCGTAGAGCGGATGCGCAGAATCGGCGTGCCGGCGTAGTTGACGGTTAAATAGACGGGCTGCTCGACGGCGACTATTTCGTCCCACGCGTCGTGGCGCCCGGTCTGATCCATATAGTACAGGAACGTCTGCCAGAGTTCTTCACGTTGCTGATCGGTGAGCGTGATCTCGCTATTGCCATGGAACTGATTCTCAATCAATTCGCACTGCTCGGCTTCGGTCTGCGCGCTAAAGAACGCCGCGTCGGTATCGACGTGCGCGCCCTCTTTGAGTCTTCCGTAAAAAACCTGTGCGACGCGATGCCAGAGCGAGCCCCATTGCATCTTCCAATCGACGGCGATTGGTTTGAGCCCGAGCACGTACCGATAGTAAAAGCGGCGATCGCAACGCGACCACGTGTCGAGCTTGGTCATCGAAGTGTCGAGGAGCGGGTGGACCGCGATAGGCTCGATCATGCGGTCGCTCATAAAAGCGGAGTGCCCCCGCAATAGCGGAGGACGTCGTCGGAAACAGGTGAGGGTTGCATCGTCGGGAATCGTAGACTATTGCCGGATTTATGTCAACCAGTGACCACGGTCATTTTCCGTCCAGGCCGTTCCGCATTTCATGTCGACCTTGAGCGGCACGTCCCAGTCGATCCCAAAGGTCGAGGCCATGACCTCAGGCACGCCCCGTTCCAAAAGCTCCTTGATTTGGGCCGCTGCGCGGCGCACGACGGCCTCGGAGTCCTCGATCCCGACTAAGTATGCGTCGTGCTGAAACGAACGCACCTTGAAGCCCGCAGCGGTCAGCAGGACCAATCCGATGAGCGCCATGTGGCAGGCGGGCGTCTGGACCTTGGCGTTGACGGCCTGGCGGAACGATTCGACCCGGACCTTGCGCTCCTCGGAATAGACGTTGGGCAGCCGGCGCAGCGTTCCGAAGAGCGTTCGCACTCGGCCAGCGGCCTGCAGCTCGGCGATCACGCGCACGTGCCCGGCGGGCAGTCCCGACCAGCGCGCAAAGAACGCGTTGCGTTCGTGGTTGGCCTGCGCCCAGCTCTTGACGATGTCCTGGTCTTCGAGCAGCGTGCGCCGGTACATATCCTCCTCGCCGCCGTATAGGAACAGAAAGTTTGGCGGCTTGGCGTTTTGGCGTTCGGTTTTGGTGACATGCTCGAGCGGTTTGCCTGTGATCGTCGATGCAAGCAGCAGATGCACGTCGAGGTTCTGTTCGAAGGCCGCGCGCAGGTTGGGCTCGTCAAAGACGTACCTCGATGCGGCGACCCGCATCTCGAGCTGCGCAAAATCGATGTCGAGGATGACTTCACCCGGCTCGCCGCCCACGCAGCGCCGGATCATCGGATGCTCGCCTGGATCAACCAGTTCGGTGTCGCCACGCGGAATCTGCTGCGCGCTCCCCGATGTGCGGCCTGTGGCGGTCTGCGTGAGTGAATACCACGGGTACCAGCGGCCGAAGTAGTCGCGCTCGTTTTCGTAGTGAGCGATATAGGTACCCAGCATTTTGTTGCGGCACTTGCGGTAACGCAGCGTCGCGTCGAGCACGGGGCTGGCCTCGTCGCCGAGGTTCTCGCGTAGCGTCTTGATGACGCCGACGTTAGTCGACGCAGCACCTGTGGGCGTGAACTCTTCGGCGAAGTAGCCTAGCTTATCGAAGAGCAGTTGACCGACTTGCTTCGTGCTGCCCGGATTGAACGATTCGAGTCCGTAGTTGGCAGCGACTTGCTTGACCTCGTTGAGAAATCGTGCGGTTTTCTCTTCGTAGAAGGCTCGAGCGGCGCGTACGTTTACGTCGATGACGACCAGGCCGCGCTCTTCCATGTCAGCCAGTGCGCGCGACGCCGGCAACAACAGCCGATCATAAAACGTATAAAGCTCCTGTTCCTGCAGTTGCGGAATCAGGCGCTGGGCGAGCATTCGCGTAAGCCGCGTGTCGTGCGCGCAGTAGGCCTTGGCCTCGTCCCAGGGGATCGTCGTCGGCTTGCGCCAGTCCCAGGTAACGTCGCGCTTCCACGGTTCGACACCGAGTTCGCCGACGCACAGCGATTCGAGGTTGAGCCGCTTTGCCGGTCCCCATTCTTCGTGGAGGAGCCAGCCCATCAGCATCGTGTCGTCGCACTTGATGTCGATGCCGGTTGCCTTACGCAGATGCAGACGGTCGAAGCGCGAGCTGTTGTGGCCGACGAGTCGCTGTGTATGGCCCCTAAGGAGAACTGCCGTTCCGAAGGCGTCGTCACGCATTTTGATGCTGCGGCCGTCGTCGATTCCGCAGAGGTAGACCTTTGCGAACGGATCGCGTGTTTCACTGGCGTTGGTTTCAAGGTCGAACGACCACATCTGCGAGCCATCATAACCGTTGGGTACGCCATCGGGCCATGGGTCGGGCGACCACGGCGTCTCGATCGTGACAAACTCGCCGTAGAACGTCTTGCGCAGCAGCCCTAAGTCATCTCGGATCTGTTCAATGAAATGGGGGTAGTGAAGCGCTGCCGCAGGGTGAGTTGCAACAAAAACACCGCAATCGCTTGCTTCAAAGTGCGGAAGCAATGGGAGCACACTGCCTCGGTGCTTGGAGATCCCTGTCTCGCCAGTGAGACTTTTGAGGGCGTTATTACCAAGCGAAACGATAAGGCGTGGCTGCACGGCTTCGATCTCGGCTTTGAGGTACTGGCGGCACGCTTTGATTTCGGCGGCTTTGGGGTCGCGGTTTTTCGGCGGGCGGCATTTGGCCGCGTTGGTGATATAGATTTCTTCACGTTTGAATCCGTTCTCGGTTAGGAGCGTTGCGAGTATCTGTCCGGCCTTACCGATGAACGGGCGGCCGTAGTGATCTTCCTCGGCACCAGGCGCTTCCCCGACGATCATCAGCGCCCTGCAATCGCGCAACCGGTTCTGACGGAGCAACTCATTAAAAACCTCGGCGAAGACTCTGTCCATTTCACGGTGGGTGCGGGGCATTTACGCTTCTCCCTTAGCGGCTTTTGCAAAGCCAAAGTCCAGTAGCATTTGTGAGGCCGTGCGCTTGCGCGCGATCGTGTTGGTCATGAACGCGTCCGCTGTGTTGACGCTGCGTAAGAACGTATATGAGAGCCCGTGCGGCTTCTTGGAGCGCTCATCGAAGATTCGCTGGCGGGCCTGATAGTTCACATCGGCGGCCGGGCCCCAGGAGTACCAGAGCACGTGATCGGCTTCGCGCAGACTGATGGCCAACTGCGCGGTGCTCTCTTGGGCAACGAAGACGCGCATCTGCGGACGGTCGGCAAACGGGTGTGGCGAGCGGTCGAGCCGCGTGACGCCGCCGCTCAAACGCCCGACCCGCTTTGCGCCGTACTCTTTGACGCACTCGTTAAAGAGCCGTTCGCCTTCGGGCGTATAGTGATGGTAGACGACCACACGCTTATCGGCGCGCAGCATCTCTTCGATGTAATCGTGCGCGGCTTTGATCTTACCGTCAAAGACCCATTCGGGGTTACCTTGCTCGTCGCGTACGAAGCCCTGGGCGAGCTGGTGCAGGATGGTCAGCCGCGAGAGCTGGTGGGTCGCGTCGAGTTCGATCCCGAGGAACTCAGCAACGTAATTAGCGGTAAGCTCGGAATAAAGCTCCCGAGCAAGTCGTGAGAGTGGAACGTCAACGAAGATGTCGGGTAGGATTTCGGGCATATCGAAGCAGTCTTCTTGTCGGACGCGTGACGCCACGGAAAAAAGTTTGGCACGAAGCTCCTCCACGTTCCGGTAGCCATCTACCTTGTTCGGAAAATGATACGACATTTTGCAGTATCGGTCTTGGAAATCGGATTTACGGGTTCCAAAGACGTGTGGTGCGACGATCTTATACTGCCCGTAAAAGTCCAGGTAATCGCGCGGATCGGGCGTACCGGAGAGCCCGCGTCGGAAACGCGCCCGCTTGGCCAGCGCTTCGGCAGCCTGTCCGCGTTTGCTGGAGATCCGGCGATAATCGTGGCAGTTATGTACGGCTAAACCTCCCGCGAAGTAGTTACCCGTTGACGTTTCAATGTTATAGACTGTAATCGCTTGAGAACTTTGGGAAGGTCCCGCAAAATCTCTTTGTTCCAAATCCGGACTACCACCCATCCCGCCATCCGTAAGCGCTTGTCCTTGCGAGCGTCGCGAGCACGAACCGTTTTGGCGTTGTGACTCTGTCCATCTACCTCTATTGCGATCTGTAGCGCTGGATGCGCTATATCGATCTCGTAAAGTGTCCCTTCTAAACGAATCCAAAACGATGGAACCCAGTCGGTCAGTTGCTCCAGCAGCAAGGCTTGAGGGTGAGTTATCCCCGTGCCATTCCCCCCCGTTAGATGCGCGTAGCCGTGAGCTTTGCTCGCAGCTAAAGCCTTTATCTGTACTTCTCGGGTTCGAAACGGGTTGCGTTTCGAAGTGATGTAACCCCGAAAGTTCTTGCCTTCTAATGTTGCAGCATTGCTGCAACGATTGGAGCAGAACTTGCGTGTTCGGGTTGTCTTGATGTACTCGAACCGACGCGCGCACCGGGCGCATTTTTTGGCTAGGATCATTTGTAGTAGTGTAGTACACTAAAGCATTATCCTGCAAGCGACCCGCTGCAATATATTCAGTACCGATCCAGACTGGATGATTTGCGGTCATCGTAACATCATTTATTTTAACGAGAGGCGCTGTCGATCGTTGCGCAAACGTCTGTGTCACAATAGCAGGGATACGTGTTCCCGCCGCTTCGTCAAAACCCCAAACCACGGCTCCTACGGTTAATGCTTCAATGGGGATGTCGCCATAAGGCGTTGATACTAGCGTCCCAGCAGGCACACACTCGTCAAGCACGACCGCTTCGGGCCCCCATTTGAGCAATGCGTCAAGCAGCCCGGCGTAATGCTTCGTGCTGCTGATCTCCGTCGTGCCGGCGAAGACGTCGGGAACTTCTTTGGTCTTCGTAACGATGCGCTTGCGGAAAATGACGTCGCGGTTGACGACGACGATCGTTGGTCGCACCTGCTTGAGCGACCCCAAAACGAGGCTGCGTTCGCGAATCGGATCGTCGGTCGAAAGATCGACGATGCAAACCTTGCTAGCGTCAAAGCGTCCAAGCTCGTCCTCTTTGAGCCAAACGCTGCAGCCGTCAACAGGCGCAACGATCAGAATCTTTTTGATTCCGAACTGCTGAATCCAGATCGCGATCTCTAATACAGTGCCGCGCGTTTTCCCGGTTCGTGGATCCCAGAAGCGAAAGTGTCCGGGAACTGCTGCATACTGTTGGGCGTCAGCGAGCTGGTGCGCCCAATACTCAGTCGTCGTAGCCGACAACGACGTCGCATCCGTAAGCCCGTGCGAGCATCTGCGCGACGTTCTTCGCGTTCTTTACGTCTTTGTGAACTAAAAGTTTTGTGGGATACCCGCGCCCGCCACGAAAGACACCGTCGGAATGTTCGTAAACCGTGCCCCAAAGTTTGACATGACCAAGTACGTCGGTACCGTACGCATTGGCCCGTGCCCGCTTCAAAGTTGTATACGCGTACAGCCCGTTACCGGTTGGCGACTCACCTTTTGCGGCTTCGCCCGGCGGCCAAACGTAGTGACGAACGGCCGTTGATCGCAGTAGCACTTGCTGCTCGCCGACGAATAGCAAAAGCCAGTTGCGGTACCCGACGACGCACGTATCTTGCTTTACCTTTTCCGGTTTCGGCGGTACTACCGTTTTCGGCTCGTCGTCAATAAGCCACGACCACGGCATATAGTTCGGCCACGAGCGCGGATAGCAGCACGGCGAAGGCGGCGGCGGCATTAGCGCATTCAGGAAACTAGAACTGGAAGGGTAATAAGCGTAACGATCGTAATCGCGCGGAAGAAAAAGCTGTGTGTCTTTATCTAAAACGTACGGATCGTCGTCCTTTGGAACGTATAGCCCAAGCAGTTCGGCGACGCTAAAACCGGTCGGCTTCGGTGGGATACCCTCGTAAAACGGAAACGGCATCGGCGCGAACTCGAAGGCACGCAAATCTTTCATTACTGCGTCGTACGCTTTTTTGTACGCGTCGCTTAAAGGTTCGTGACTCATGCGGGTACCGGATCTTCCACCGGCGGCTTGCTCGGCATTGCGGGCAACGACTGCGGCAGCGGATTGTCTTTCGGTTCGGGTACCTCGTATTCACGTACGATCGGTGCGTTTGTTCCCATTAGTGCGGGAACGACTGCGGCGCGGCGCTGTTATAAACGAGCGCGCAGATCACACCAAAAACACTCGCCACGATAAGGACGAGCACGAACTCGCGTAGCCGGAGCAGAGTTGCTTTCTTCATAACGTGAGCCTCCTAATAGCAGGGTTGCACCCGGGATTGTAGCGTTACGCCGGTCTTGCGGTCAAGACCCTGCCGACTTATACTTGTGCCCCGAACACCCCAAACGCGCCCGCGCCCTCAAGAAAGTGTGCAACCAACCTATGACGAGTCGTTCGTGAATCGTATCGCAGCGCATTATTTACGCTATGCTTCGCTTGGTTTTTCTACGATGCCCGTGCTCGCCGGCACGACCGCTCCTCGAAAAGATTGGAAACGACCGGCGCTCGATTCCTGGAAAGCCCTTCAAGAACAACGTGTCGGAGACGATATATTGGAGCAGTGGGCGGCTCAAGCCCCAACCGGTGGTATAGCCATCGTCTGTGGGCGCATCTCCAACGCGGTCGTTATCGACGACGATCGTATCGGGAAACTGAGTTCACCGCAAGCCGACGCCTTCATTGAAGCGCTCCGAAACATTCCAACAGCGACGGCCCGGGCAAAAAAGGGCCGTCATTTTTATTTTCGGCCGCCGCTTGGAACTGACGGCAAACCCGCTGCGCTGCCCGGCGTCAAGCTCTTCGGGGACCTCGTCGAGCTGCGCGGTGAGGGTAACTACGTGCTCGCGCCGCCCTCGCCGCATCCCGACGGCGTGAGCTATGTCTGGGAGCGGGAGCCCGAAGAGGGCATCGCCCCGCTGCCCGACTTCGTGCTCGAGCGGATCGCCGCAGTGCGAGGCGGGGGTACGACCGTCGGGGAACTTGCGTCGCCGGCATCGCGGCCCTGGGAGGATGCCCTCGGGGGCGTTGTTGAGGGTGAACGCGACGATATGGCGACCAAGTATCTCGGTCGCTTGCTCTTTGCTCACCCGGACGAAACGGAGTGGAACGAGTGCTGGCGTCAGTTCGTCAACTGGAACGCGTGTAATACCCCGCCGATGGATATGGCCCAGGTGCAGAAGATTTGGCTCTCGATTACAAAAAATCAACAAGCAGGGCGTTCTAGCGGGTACGCTAGCTCGACGAGTTCGCCGACACAAGAGCCGGGGCCAATCACGACCTTTTCAGCCCCCGAACTCATGCGTGCAGATCTTGGAACGCTTGGATACGCGATCAGAGGCTTCATCGTCGACGGCACCACGCAGTTGTTTGGTAAGCCAAAGACCGGGAAGTCGTTTCTCACGTTGCAGTGCGCGTTGGCCGTCGCTGCGGGCAAGCCACTCTTCCCGTCCTCGATTTCGATGTACGCCTACGCCGACCATCCGCAGAGTTTTGATTCGCAGCAGGGCGACGTGCTGTACCTGGCGCTCGAGGATTCCCCGCGTCGGCTGCAGGAGCGCGTCCGAGCGCTCTGGGGCGCGGGTGATGTCCCTGACGCGCTGCGCATGGCAATCGAGTGGCCGATCTCGGGTCAAGGCGGCCTTGAAGAGATCGAACAGTGGGTCAAACAAAGCAAGCGCCCGCGGCTTATCTGCATCGATACGGTCGCTGCATTCTTTGGCCAGGTGAGCACAAAAGGGAGCGCCTTCCGGGCTGAGTACCGTGTTTTTCAACCGATTTGGGACCTTTCGCGCCGTTATAAAGTGCCCATTTTAATGCTTGATCACGCTTCCAAGGGTAAGGGAAAATGGGGATCTACCGATCCTTTCGATGCTGGTGCGGGGACCTTAGGAGGACAGGCGTGCGTCGATACGACGATTATGATGGCTAAGGACGAACGCAAAGCACGGGCTCGTTTGACTATGAAAGGGCGTGAGGTCGAAGACGGCTTCTTCGATATTGAGCGGCGCAAGGGTAGTCTGCTGTGGGAGATAGCTCTCCCCGATCCGCCTACAGAAGAAAAGCCGGGCAAAACGAGCAAAAAGCTCCAGATTGTACGGTAAGTAAGTTTCTGAGATAAAAAGTAAGTGCGACCCTATACACACACACGAATTGACTAAGAGAGGGTCCGGGAGTATCCTATACTGTGTGTGTAGGGTCGCATACACTTACAAATCCAGAAACTTACTTTACAACACGGAGATAAAAACCGCATGACGCTCACGTATCAGAAAGAAACTCCTTCTGGACCATTTCAAGCTGCATACCGCCGATTACGTAAGCACAAAGGCATCGTGCAAGGCCTCAACGCCCTCCATGTAAGAACGGGACATTCCATACCCGATCTTGTGTTACGGATCTGTTTGATGCGGTTTGTTCCAGAACTTGACATCACGCTGCTCTGGCCCGAAGGCCGGTGTCCTGAGGCAGCCATCCCGACATTGATGACCCGGTTACGGGGGCTTAAAGCCCAAGAGAGCATCCCGATCGGTCAGGGCATCGAGAACGCCTGCACGGACTACCTAATGCTCAAGCTCGTCTCGATCGACCGGTACGGCAGTGCGATCTTGCCCGAAGACATTGCGGTTATCCGCCAGCGCGGACCGCGGGACGAGAGCGAACAGCAACTCTTGGCCTTTGCGGATTTGCACGAACAAAACGCAGTGCGCCAGGTTGAAGATGCGGCTCGGCCGATGCCCCCCGCGCCGTTGACGCCCCCCTCGGTTCTGTGATACGGTGGCCCCGCAAACGTTCGAGGAACCGTTGTAGGGTTGCACCGCAACGCAGGCGTATGTGAGGATACAAGAAAACCGCCGGTGAGACGACCGGCGGTTTTGCTTTTTCTGACCGACCGGTTTTTAGCCCGCGAGTGATTTGATGAGTTCGCGTAGGACCCCGGCCGCGTAGCGCAGTTGTGTCAGCTTGATCTCAGGATTGTCGACGAGCACGAGCTGTTCGCAAACGCGCTTTTCGATCACGCGTTTGTCCGTTGCGCTCATCTCGTACTTCGGTGCGGCCGGCGGCGCGGGCGTCAGCTCGAGTTCGACCGCCTTGCTGAAGACCTCCTGGGCCCCTAAGTCTTCTCGGTAGGTTTCGGCAAACTGTTGGGATAGCACCATCGGATCGGACCCCTCGATGGCGGTCATGAAGAGCCGGGTCAGGGCGACGACGTCGGATTGTGCCCAACTGCGCCGGGCCCTCTTGCCACCATTGCTTGCCGCTGGCTGCGTTGCGGACGGGGTTTGCGGCTCTGAGGTCGTCTCGGTAGCGTCAGACGCCTCCAGGGCCTCAGAATCGGCGCCGGGGGCCGGCGGCGCGACGGGTCCTTCGGCCGAGGCCGGCGGATGCTTGGCGAACAGGTCGGCAGCTTTGACCGCCACGGGAGCCATCCCGAGAACCGGCCCATCGGCGACCGGCGCCGGGGCTGGATGCCCTAGCTGCAGTGCGATCGGCCCGACGGCTTCGGCGAACTGATAGCGCCAGGCAAGGTAAAGGGGCAGGACCGCTATGCGGGCTTTAGCAGCGATGGCTTCGGATTCGTCGGACTGCCGAACGCCCTGGCGGTACAGGTCGATGATCTCTTGCACGTGCGCAGCTAGCTGCGGGTTCGTCGTATCCTCGGATTGTTCGTGCAGCAATGAAGCGATGCGCCGGTCATCGTGGGCGACTTCGACGGTCATTTGGTCGAACGTCAGAGGGGCTATGGTAGTTTGCATTCGTCGATAGACTCCTTCGTAAGGTTTGGCTTGTGATAGTAGCTGGCGCAGCAAAGTATGCACCAGCGCGCGTTTTTTGGGAACTGCTCGGGCCGCAGTGCGAACGTCAGGCCGGTCCGGCCGAGCACGGTGCCGCAGTTTGCGACGACGGTGGCGATCCCGTAAGGTGTCCTAACGCGACGCCCGGATTCTTCGTGGATCGCGTTCGTCTTGGTAAGAAAAACGCTCAAAACGTCAGACTCCTTTCGCGACGACGTTCGCTTGTGTGTAGGCGTAGTCGTGCGCAGCGGACAGGGGCATTTTGCTTCCTGCGACGTCCGCGAACGGGCGGACGTTTCGGCCGGGTACAATCCGGCCTTTTTAGGCAGGGCGAATCCCTTTGCATTTTCGGATATGTTCGCGGGCGTGCGTCGTCGAAACGTAGGATAGTCCGATCCCGCATTTTGGACAGGTCCAAGGACGTTCTTTCTTCATAGCGCGTTGCCGATCGTGGCCGCGATGTGTTCCCACCCGTTGACGACTTGGCCGGCAGCAACGAGCAGCAACGCAAAGAGAACTCCGGCAACGAGCAGCTCGGCGATATATCCGCGGATCATGCTTCTACCGTCTTTCTGCGTTTTTGCGCGACGCTATTGCAAGCTCGGCAGTTTCGCCTGCGCCTGTGCTTGTAGGTGTTAGCGGCGTCGAAAGGGTGGCCGTTCTTGCAGGCTTTGAGTCCTGCGTTTCCACGTTTCTTGTCCGCCATATCGCGAAGGTTATCGGTTTGCGTTCCGAGGAATAAATGATCTGGCTTGACACACGACGGGTTATCGCAGGTGTGGCAGACCTGAAGCTCTCCGGGATCACCAAAATGGAGTATCCAAGAAGCGCGCGATGCTACGACTGAGTGCCCATTAAGGAAAAAGTTTCCGTAACCAGCGCGGGTTAAATGCCCCTTCCATCTCCAGCATCCGTCATTGGATTTTTCAACCTGCAGGTAGAATCGCTGATACGGGGCAAGGCGCTTACTAAAGCGCCCCCGGCCATCTTTTACTGAGGTCGCTAACATGGCACCTCCTCCCCTGTGGCGAGGTCGGCCGTGATGCGCTCTACGCGCCCGCCACCAAGGTGCGTTATATGCTGCGCGTAGGTTTTATCTGTGGAAGCTTCGCTCGCGTTGCCCTCGGCATCAACGCTGCGCCACGCAAACCGCTGCTCCGGCGACCACCAAAGGGGCATTGCGACGGTGTAGTTGCCGGCCGCCCAAATACCAAGCGCCTTTGCCTTACGGGTTTTCTGCGCTTGTCCGGCAAGGGCGCGGGTGAGTATTTCGAGCGCCGACGACGGCGCAACGTACCAGCCTGGGGATTTCTCGAAGCGGTACGCATAATATCCAACAGCAACTTCGACCGCGCCGAGGCGTTCGATAGCCTTCGCCAGCGCAACTTCGTCGGCTTCGCTCATAACGTCGGCAACTTCGGAAACGAGCGTATTGCGCGCCTTGTGTTCGACGCAGGCTCCGGCCGTCGAACAGCCGCAGTTTATACTGATCCCTTCATCGCGGGTCATACGGTTCCGATCTCCGGCGACCAGGCAAGGTAGGAACGAAGGTTCCCTAGGCCGATCCGGGTGCGGTACTGGCGCACGCCGCATCCGTCCTCGCGGTACGCGTCGGCCGCGTCGGCCGCGTCGGCCGCGTCATCGGCGATACGGGTGCGCTCTGCGTAGCTAAGGCCTTGCCATTCGGTGCCGAATGCGTCGGCAAGGTTTTCGTATACTCCCATTGTGGTTGCATCCTTCCATAAGGACCGGCAGGCGCCGGCCGTCGCACCGTAGACCCTGCCTACGGCCTTCGAATCATACCATGCCAGGTTGCATACATTCAAGCGCTATCGCCGGTTATCGCGGGCTATCGTTGTGCTTTTCGGTGCTAGCGAGCCTACCGAGGGTGAGTCACCCCGCGCACAGCCCGGCTACCATAAGAGACGCCGGCGCGCGATATGATAAAACTATCATAGGTACGATGTATCATATCGACATCGAGTGCCACTTTTCTGGCACGCCCGAGCGCGATCGCCGCCGGCGCAACCCGTTCCCCCCCTGCGGCCCGCGATCCGCCGCGACTCACCCCCACGCTAGCCTGGGCCCTAAAAAAATTTTCTGTTATGCTACAGCCAACGGCGAGAGCCGATTTTCAAAAGCAGTAGACAGGAGCACGCAGATGTTAGCAATCCGCCAGATACAAGACGACGGGTCCGGGCAGGTCTTCCTCGCTAAATCGGTCGAGGTGAGCACCGCACACAGCACCACTGGCCCGAGCAAAACGACCATGACCGCGGTCAGCGAAAACGACGTTCCCGGCTATTTTGAGACCGGCCGGATTTTCGTTATGAACGAGATGGGCAAGACGATCGCCAAGTACGAACTCGGGCCCGTGACGACGCCCCCCGGAGAACCGGAGCCGTCAGTAGCCCCCTTGAAAAAAATCTAAAAATCGCCGATGCTACGGAAACGACGACCGGGACCAGCTCAGGTCTGGACATGCAGGCGAGGGCGGCGTCAGCGGCCGGTCGTACCCGCCCAATCGCTGTTCCACGTGAAACGTGCGCAGCGGCTCTCCAGTCACCGCTAGAAAGGCAGCAACGATGAGAATCACGGTTACGAAGTCCGATATAGCGGCAGGCCGCTACAATGTTGCTGGCGCTCCCAGCAACTACCGGGAGCGCTACTGCCCCGTGGGTGTGGCCTTTGGGCGCCGGGGGATCGTGGCCTACGTCTGTATCGAACACGTGCAGATCGACGGACGCGGCCTACCGTTGCCGAAAAAGGCGATCGATTGGATTGCCGCTTTCGACCGGGGCGACAGAACGATCGAGCCGTTTTGGTTCGACGTGCCCCTCCCCGCGTAAATGCCCTCGCCGCTGTCAAACATTATGGCCAGCCGCGTGCAGGATCGCTCCGACGGCAGCAACGCGCGCCGGGTCGTACCCGATCCGCACGAAGCCGTGGGTGACCGATTGGTCGCCCGAGAACTGCGCCGGATGCGTAACCGGCAGCACGACGCGCTGCTCGATGAGTCTTAGTGCAGGTGGTACAGCAGCGTGTGGATGGCAAACCCCGCGCACGTGCCGATCAGAAACGAGGCCGCCGAGAGATAAAGCTCTCGCATTGTGTTCGGCAGCATACTCCTGATTCTACCCGTTCGGCCAGGGCCAAACGTACTATCGGCCGCTCGCCCGACTTGTAGAAAACCCGTAGTGCCGCTAGACTGACGGCTATGGATTATCGCTGGGACGCGCTCGGAGCCTATGTCGTGCTCTGTACGCTCATTTGGGGCTTCGACGCGTGGAAGCAGTACCGGGCCGGGCGTCGGGTTCGATGAGCGAAGTTCCGATCGTCGGAGTCCCACAGCCGCTCTTTTACATCGTCGAGAACCCCGACGGCAGCCAGACCCGGTTTCCGTACGTGATGCTGCACCTGTTCTCCGATATGGCGATCGCCGCGCTTGGAAACCTGATCCAACAGATCGTTCGCGACGAACTCGATGCGCGCGGACTGACCCGCATTCTTACAACGGCCACTGATGGAAAGGCACAAACATGAGTAAAGAGTCTCGAGCTTTACGACGGCTGCAGTCCGATATGCCCACCGCCGAGCAACTCCGCGCGCTCACTGAGTTCGAGCGGTCCCTGCAGGCGACGGTGCAAAGCGCTTCGGGCGTCGCGGTCAATACTGCAAACGCCGCGATCGCCGTGCTGGTCAACGTGCCGGCGCGGGACCTGGCCAACAATCCGCGGTTGGGCGACACGGCAAGTGCGTTTCTCACCGAGTTCTTTGTCAAGGGCAAAGCGATGCTCGCCGACCTCGAGCCCAGCGCTGAACCCGATGAAGATGCGGCGCCGGTCGAATATCCGCATGACTAGCACGCTGCGGCTCGCGGTGCTCGAAGCCCGCGCCGCAGTGACCGAGCAATGGATGCGCCATACGCTGCGCGGCGCTTCGGTTGGTGGAAACCTACGCGTCGACGAGTACAACGCCGCGTTGGCGCAGGCCGAAACCGGCGCCGTGGTCGAGTCCAAAATGGTATGAGCGATTCCGAGCGGCACCATCTGCGCAAGGACGACGTGTGTGTAAAGAGTTCGCACGCCGATTCGCGTCTGCACGGCTACTGCGGGAAAATCGTCGAGAGCCAGTCGCATGAAGTTCGCGTGCGCTTTGGCATCAAGATTGCAAACGAAATCGATGAAGCGTGGATCCCGCTGCGTGACATCCGGCCGGCGCACCGGTGAACATCGGCTCCGACGCACTGGCTTTCGTCGTACTCGCCGTTACCGTTTGTGTGGTTTTCATACTGCTCGGTATCGGCGCTTGGGTCTGGTCCCGCGCCATCGCCGAAGTCGCCCGTGCGCACGCTCATCACCTCTCGGCCTTCGAGCAGCAAGAAATCAACCGCGTCAGTAATCGGGCGCTATCCGAGATCGAGGAGCGACGCAACGAACTCGATTTGCCGGGGGAGCACCAAGTAGCCACCGACGACGAACTGGCAGCCGTGATCCTGGCCAAACGCCAGCAGAACGCCTTTACCGACCGGCTCGATCGCCGCCGAACCGCTGCCCAAAACGGCAGTGCCAACGGCGGTGAGTTCGAGTCGAGCGACGACTACCGGGAGTACACGACCGAGGATAATGAGGCCCGCAGGCCCAACGAGAACGACGTGCCGCTGATTCCGAAGGATCATTTGTACGCCCCGCCCGGTGAAAGCGTCCTCTAAGCATGGGCGACGTTTTTGATTTTGGTCCGTCAAAGTTACCGGCACTTGAGCCGACGGTGCTCGACCCCAAGCGCATACGGGGCGGTAGTGAGCGAAACCGCCAGCTTACCGCCGAAAATCAGCGGTTACGCGCGGCGCTGCACATCGATGTCCCGACGACGTTGCAAGAGTGGGGGACATTCGCGCCGCAGGAATGGCGCGACAAGATGGCCGCCGATGCGCTGATAAACGAAAAGCTCAATCCGTTCCGAGCGCTTTTGCGACTCGGTTTTTCATTTGATGGGGGCAAGACCGACCCGAGCTACCTCGCTGCAGCCGAACTCGTTTTCAACACACCCGGCGTCGCGGAGATTATGAATCGCGATTTTGCGGCGATGGACTCTCAACGTGAGGCTATTCTTAAACGCTTGGGCCAAACGGCGATTCACGGCGAGGATGCCGAGTCGACCCGCGCTGGGGCGACGGTAGCTCGCATCCGCGGTTGGGGCGTACCCGCCCCAGGAGAGGCGAAGAACACTCCGCCCATTACGAACATTCTGATCGCTCTGGGTGTACGGACCGATGTGGATACGACGGTCGAACAGCGCACGACCCCCGACCCCAATGAAACGATCGATGCTCAAGATTTCCTAGCGCATACTCCCGGTGCCGCGACGGCGGTCATCGATGAGGATGCTCCCCGCGGCGCGCTGGTGCCGTGAACTGTACGATGGCGCGATACGTCAACATCGAAACCGCTCGGCTGGCGCGCAAGGCTTATTTGCGCAACTACCGGCTAGGCGTACGCGTTCGTCGCTGCGGCGAGTGCGACGGGTATCATACGAGTGCGACTGCGTCGCAACTGCGTTTGCCGAAGAAGATGTTAGCGGTTCTGCGCGAGATCGCGCTTGGATATACTACGCTCGAGATTGCCGAGCACGTGGGCTTGAGCCCGGAATCGGTGAATACTTATGCCTATACCCTGCGTACTACTTTCGATGCGCTTAACTCCGCACATCTGGTGGCCATTGCCATATCTTTGGGATTGGTCAGCCCAAACGAGTTCGTCCCACCCCTTACAGAAAGGTGCATAAGTGATCAACATAACCGATCCCAAGCCCACGGTTAGCGGTAAGGAGTGCAACGAGATTGCACGGCGCGTCTTCAAGAAGACGATGGAGAAAGCCGAAGAGATACTCGACGGCGGCGAGTCGTGGAACCCCGAGCGAATTGAAGCGCTGTCGCACTTGGCCGAAGCCTGCGGTAACGATTTCGAGTACGAAGCCGTCGACGACGGGAAGTAATGTTCATGTATGAGTTCTTAGAAGCGCAACTAAAAGGGGGCGGGCCGTGTATCATTCTTCCCGACGGCATGACGTTCGCGCAGTTCCTGCAAGGCATCTCGCTCAATCCGCCAGCGATTATGAACCCCGCGTGGTCGTACGGTGCGCTCGATAAGTACCGGGAAGAGGCCGTGAAACGTGGGTATCTCTAGTCGAAGTTAGCCGTCTCCGATCAGGTCATTCGGGAACGGCTGCAACAGTTTCAAACTGACCCGCGCTTTCGGATCGAGAACCTGTACTGGATTAAGTTAGCGCAGACTCGAAAGATCATACGCCTGCGCTACAACGAAGCGCAGATCCGTTTGTACGATACGCATAAGTGGTTTCGCGACCACCGGATGCCGGTGCGCATTATCATCTGCAAATCGCGGCGAGCGGGGCTATCGACCGGTGCCGAGTCGCTGATCTTCGACGATACGACGACGACTCCGAACACCGACTCTTTAATCGTCGGCAATCAAGCCAAGCCGTCGGAGAACGTGCTTGGAATGTGTACGACGTTCTGGAACTATCTACCCAAGAGCGTCACGTTTAACGTTGGGGGCGAGGCGCAGGTCTTCGATGTTCGTCCTGAGTTGCTCGCGAAATATAACAATAACCCGCCGACTGACCGACTCGAGTTCGCCCCGCCACTGAACTCTCGCATCTTTAGCGCATCGGCCAAGTCTATCGATGCGTACCTCGGCCACGGTTTTCAGAACCTGCACGCTACCGAAGTCGGCTATTACGATAATGGCGACGATCTTTTTCGCGCTCTGAGCCCGACGCTATCGGATGATAAGCAATCCTCGCAGTATATGGAATCGACGCCCAATGGTCAGACCGGTCGCGGTGAGTTCTTCTACGAGCAGTGCATGGATGCTAAGGAACGTAAGCGCACGCAGTACGGAGAGACGCGGCTGGTCTTTATACCGTGGCACGAAATGATTAAGTCGTTTCAGATTCCGTTTGAAGATATGTCGCAGCGTGCGCGATTCGAACGAACGATCAAATCCGAAGAGCGCGATATTATGAAGCGCTTCCCCCACGTGACGCTCGAGCAGCTCAAATGGCGCCGTGCGAGATTGGCGGTTCCGCCGTTCAACCGTGATCCGAACCTCTTCGACCAAGAATACCCGTGTCTGGTAGGTGACACGTTGGTTGGTACAGATTCAGGGATTCGTCCAATATCGGAGATAGAACGCGGAGCGGAAACTTCAAGTGGGAAAGTTTTAGGCTGGGCCGATAACGGCGACCAGGAGTGCGTCCGTGTTTCTACTGCTACGGGCTATACCATCGAGTGTACCCTGACGCACCCCATCAAAAAAGCAGACGGCGAGTTCGTATTTGCGGGGGATGCTTTGGGGGAACAAGTTCTTCTACAGGCCCCGATGCTGGCGAAGAAACCGTTTGTTGCCCGATGGAATGTATTACCTACAGTAGAATCCTCGGTTGAGATAACGACGGAGCTTGCGCGTTTCCTTGGGTACTTCATGGGTGACGGAAGCCTATACGGAAATGCTTTGGACTTCGCTTGTGATGCTCGGGATGAAGAAGTGTCGAGCGACATTAAGCGTTTGGGGGAAAAACTTTTTAGAATAAGTTTTGAGGAATCGTTAACTGGCCCGAATAAAGGCTGCCGTAGGCTTCGCTCGAGCAGTAGGGCCGTAAAAGAGTTTTTGTTGCGTTTAGGTTGTGGAGAGATGCGAGATCATTTGGCTCGCAGAAAGGTTTGCGTTCCCGAGTGTATTCGTAGGAGCCCTGGTTCAGTCGTCCGCGAATTCCTGCGCGCATTATTTGAGGCAGACGGTTGGGTTTCCGCTACAAAGAACAGCGTTAAACTGTTTACCAATAAAGAGAGGTTTTCCCGGGACGTTCAGCACTTGCTGCTATCACTCCATATTCGTAGCTCCCGACGGCGTGTGATAAAAAAGGGGACGCAATACGCAGGCTTTGAGCTTGCCTTGTTATCGTACGACGCAAAAATATTTTGCTACGAGATAGGATTCGTTTCTGCGAGAAAGCGAGCCAGGGAGAAACCTGCATCTAACCGTGGACGGCCAGAGCGTATTGCCGGGTATGTCGACCAGGTTATTTCTGTCGATCCGATTGGGACTCGAAGAGTCTATGACCTACATATCGCTCAAACCAATGTTTTCGACGCTGGTGGCATCCTCGTTCATAACTCGGATCTCGCGACGGCGTTCTTGCTCTCGGGTACCAATGTTTTTTCGATGGGTGCGATCAAGACGCTGATGGAGAACGTCCGCGAGCCGGAGTGGGAAGGCGATATTTATTGGGGCGAAAATGATCAGGCCAATAAGTACGCTTCGATCTACGATACGATCCGCCGGCCGCGTCCGCTTTCGCCCGGTGAAGCCGAGACGCAGGGCTTTGGCTCTCACGATGTCTACGACAAGACCCTTGACAACCTGCGCGTCTGGCGGTGGCCGCGCAGAGGCGATCGCATTATCATCGGCGCCGATGTCGGTGCAGGGAACCCGTTGACCAAGGACGGCGACTTTTCGACCATCTGCGTCGGCGTGCTCAACGAACTCGAGCGCGACGAACTAATCATGACCTGGCGTGGGCGCATCAACCCGATTGCTTTTGGTGAAGTCTGCGCAGCGATTGGATGGCTCTGTCAGCAGCGCGTTGGGGATAAGGTCGTCTCGCCCAAACTCGTACCGGAGTGGACGGGCCCAGGAACGGCAACATGCACGTACATCGATCAGAAGCGGCTCTATCAGATCTACCACTACCGGATGCCCGGCGTCGCGGATATGCCGTTCTCTAAACACATCGGCTGGGAAAGTAACGCGAAGACCAAGCCGACCGCGGTCGCGTGGATGTGCCGGACGATCGAGAACAATATGATCGCCGTCCCCTCCGAAGAGGTCGTCACCGAGATGAGCAGCTATCGGCAGCACGACCCCTTCGGCGACGAACGCAGCTACGGCGGTGCCGCCGGTCGTCACGACGATTTCGTTTCGAGCTTCCAGATTATGCACGCGGTGATGCGCTTGGAGATGGGGATCATTCCAGGCAGCTCCGATCTCGAAGCCCGGCAGATCGACCCCGACGACGATTACGGATACGATCCCAACCTCGGTTCGTTCGATGAACTCGACGCTGTTGCGGTTGACGATCTGGGCGAGTACGGAATCGATGACGATGACGAGGAAGCAAATGCAAGCTGGTAGCCTGTTCTCCAGGATTCTGGAGATTTTCGCCCGCAGGGCGCAAGGAGCATAGACGAAACGATGTCCACCCACGTCAATAGCAGCGCCTACTCGAAGACGAACTACGTTGCGCGCAGCGCGGAATATAAAGCCCGTCAGACCGCTCGTAGTCGCGTACGGCCGGGCGCCCCTGTGTCGACGATGGTCGTCGCCGATGTTTCCACTGCTGCCGGGTTTATCGAACGCGTGTGTGGGCCGTGCGGCGCAATCACTCGCGACTACGAAGACGCGCCCAACCCGAAGTGCTTCGATTGCGCGCACGCCGCTAATCCCTACGCTGCTAAAGCCGTCCAGATGAGCGTCGATGCGACGGGCGAGGATTCGACCGACCCACGCCGCGTCGCCGATAAGACCGCGGAATTCAATGTCGCTTTGCCCCCGGTCGAAGGCGCTATCATCGGTAAGGACGCGTATGGGCAGACCCGCCGGAAACTTCGGCCCGTCGCGCACAATGAAGTAACCTCGGCACGTCGGCTCAAAGAACGGGCCAAAGAAGCAAATCTAACGCCGCTCGATACGCAAAAACGGGCGCTACCACGGTGAGGAGCTAATGGCAACTGTCGCACTCGTTCCGGCCGATCGTCAGTACATCGTCGGCGCGGCCTCGAGCTTTACGGTCTACGCGACCTACCTGCTTGCCCAAGCTGCTGCCATCACGGCATCGGCGGGTGCGGCATCGGCACCGTACTACGTTGCGCGCGTCGATGGACAAGCGACGGCGCCCACCCGGTACGACTTGGTCCCCGGCGTTCCGGGGCCGGCCGTGTGGATCGTTCAGGCGAAATCGGTGACCACATATTTGCCGAAATCGGCAGCGATCGCGCAAGCCTATACGGTGTCGGCAGCCAATAGCAACGAACCCGTCTACGTCGCAAAGGCGTTCCAGGTGGTAACAGGACCGTAATGTACGCAAAAGCACTCACCGCCATGGGGGGCGGCGGTGGCATCGGAGCCCCGCCATCGGTACCCGAGCTGCAACCGCATATCGGCGCACCGCCCTACGACGTCGCGAAGGACCCAGCATGGCAGGGCATCGTTGCGCCCGACGATCATCCGTTACGAAACTTTCTCAACGGGCTCTCGCCCGAAGAGCGGCAGATGCTGCTCGAGCGCCTTGCCAAAGGCAAAGCCGGCGGTATGGGGCAGCCGCCCGGCGGCGCAGCACCGATGCCTCAGGCGGCCGCTCCAATGCCCGCAGGGCCCACCGCACCGATCACCGGCATCTAGCCTGTGGCGCTAACCGCGCAGTTTCCCGGGCACCAGCGCAAAGACGAATACGACTCGCGTAAGTACGACGAGGCGCGTCAGCGCAAACCTGCACCCGTCGAAGTCGAACTGACGCTCGAGGAACGCCAAGAACTCGAGATCTTACGGTACTGCTCCCAGCTCTTTAATCGAGCGCAGCGCGAGCGTAAACCGTTCGAAACGTTTGACCGAGCTTGGGCGCTGTTCTCGGGGGAGATGTGGAACGAGCGCCGTCCGAACTGGCGCGCTTCGATCACCATCAACAAAATCCGGGCTTTCATTCTGTTCATGCAAGCGATCATGAATGACACGAAGCCCCGCTATGCCGTCGAGCCCGAAGTCGAGGGCACCGAAGACACCGCCGAGCTTCTGCGCAAGCTGGTCGATCGCGAGTGGGACGACAACGATTTGCAGTCGGCGATTGCCGTCTGGACGCTTTACGGATTGATTTGGGGTTACTCGTTTATCAAGCGCGTGTACGACCCGTTTGCTAACAATGGCCGGGGCAAACTGATCGCGACGGTGATTCCGCCGTACCGGATTTATACAAACAAAACGGCGACGTGCGTCGAGGACGCCGAGTACATCATCCATGTAGAAGACATGACGATGAGCTGGATTCGGGAGAATTTCCCGAACGAGGCCGAGATCGTGTCTCGGCTGCGGGGTGTGCAGCGTGAAGACAACTCCGATCAGATTCGTAACCGCGACTTCATACATGAAGGCTCGGCGACCGGCGGGCGGATTCTTTCAGCGATGCAAATCAACGGCAACATCGTCTCCCCGCAGTCGCCGATGTCGCATCCCAACTACCAAGACGACGATCACGAAACCGTCGAAGTCGCCGAGTATTGGTTGAAGGACCAAACGCGTGTTGAGTACCAGCGCCAGAAGGTCGAGAACGACCAAGGCGTATTCGAGCCGGTAATCGAGAACGGCGAAGTTCGGATGGAAGTCGTCGGTACGCGGCAAGTGCCAAACGAAATCGACGGCACGATGATTACAGTGCCGAAGTACGCGCCGAAAATGAAGCCGGTGATGGAGTCGGCGTGGCGGTATAAGTTTCCCAACGGCCGCCTCGTTACGATCGCTGGCGGCCAGGTACTGCTGCGCGATATTCCCAACCCGTATCAGACGACCGGCTTCCCGTTTGCGATGTGGAAAGACCAAGACATTGGTTCGATTTACGGCCAGGGTGAGCCGCTGCAGTTGCAGTCGATGGCGATCGCGGTAAACAAAATCGCTTCGCAGGTTTTCGAAATACTCGAGAAGACCGGCAACCCGAGCTGGAAGGTCAAAAAAGGCGGCGTCAATCTCGCGACGATCAAGAACAAACCCGGCTACGTCATTCCGATGGAAAACGTTGCCGACGTTCAACCGCTCGACAAGCCGCCGATTCCCCCCGAGTTCTTCAAGCTCTTTGAGGTGATCTCGGCGGGTATGGGCGAGGTGTCGGGTGTGAACCCTGCGGTGACCGGTGCGATGAAGGCCGACAACGCGAGCTATGCTGCCGTCGATCAACTGCAGGAGAGCGGCGCTGCGCCGATTCGCCAGAAGGTCCGTAACTTTGAAAGTGGGCTTACGCGGTTGGGACGGCTCACGATTGAGTTGCTGCAGCAGTTCGATCAGGGCAACAAACCATTGCGCGTTTCGAGTGAGGACCCTGGGATCGTGCGTCCGGCAAACGAAGTCGCCGTATCGTTCCGCCGATACAAAAACGAGGACCTGCGTGGACAGGTCGAGTTCAAAATCGTTCCGATCAGCTCGCTGTCGACGTCCCCCTCGGGTGTGTGGAATCGTTGGATGACGCTGGTCGATAAGCATTTGATCGATAGAACGTGGTGGATGAAGAAGTTCAAGTTAGAGGGTTGGAAAACTGAGCTACCACGAATGTTGAAGCAAGAAGAGCAAGACGCTAAACTACAGGCAATGGCGAAGCAATCAGGTAAGCCCGGCCCTACGCCGAAAAACTCCGCACGTGATGCGCATCGAAAACGAATGCCGCCACCTTCGAATCTACCATCACGCCGAGATAACGCTGCAATGCGATGACGACTAAACAACAGTACGCTCAAACGTACTACCTGGAACATCGCGATAAGGCCCGTACTCGTAGTAAGGTGCGCCGTAATAACAAACGAGACGAGTACTTAGCGTATTTGAAAAGATATCGCGAGACACACCGTGAGGAAGCCCGCGTTGCCCACGCTGCGTGGAAAGCGGAAAACCGCGAGGGCTTCCTTGCATACCAACGGCGATACAACGAGCGCCGCGCCGTAGGTAAACGAGTCTACCAGTCAGCCTGGCGCCGTCGTAACTCCGACCTTGTTGTAACGCAGCAAAACCGAAGACGGGCTACGGTTTCGGGCAAGCTCGACGCAGTAGACTGGAAGGCAATCAAAGCCGGACAGTTCGGGCGATGTTTCGATTGTGCGGTAGAGACGAAGCTTACAATCGGCCATCTAGTCCCCCTCTGCCGTGGTGGCACAAACGAGATCTTAAACATCGTCGGCCAGTGCCGGTCTTGCAACGCAAAACAAGGACGTAACATTCATCCGTCTGTTAGGATGGTGAGGTAACAATGTACGGAGACGCACTGACCAGTGCTATGGGCCCCAATCCCGCTTCGATTGGCGTGGGTACGCCGCCGAACATGCCCGGCGCACCGCCGCCTCCGACCGGGAAAGGCGCGATTCCAACGGGCGCCCCGGGCAAGACGAAGATCGCGGCTGGCGGTGAAGCGATTTCCGGCTTACGAAATCTTCAGGGCTTCGTGCCGGAGATGCTCAATCAGATCAACGAGTGGATCAATCAAATCAAACAAGCCACCGTACCAAAACAAGGTGATGATCCCGGCCCTGCTGCCGGGCAGCCTGGTGTCCCCGGAACGTTGCAACTGGATGGTTCGCAGCTTATGGATTCGGGCTCGCCAGGCTCCATGTAAGCTGTTCTCCAGGATTCTGGACCGACTACCGTAGCCAACGCTCGTTACGCTGCCTTCTGTAAATCTTTTGGAAGGAGGAACGAACATGGCCAAACGCCACAGCAAACGCGGTAGCCGCAAGCATTCACGCTCGGCAAGCCGACGTCACCGTGCCGGAAAATCCCTCGGCATGGAACACATGGGCCGCAAGCACGGCCGCAAGGCCGGCCGCAAATCGCGGCGCGGAAAACGCCGGGGTCGGCGCTAACACGCATCTGTAGCGTGGGGCCGGTTCGTTCCGGCTCCATGCTACCGTGATTTCGAAAAGAGCTTATGGCAGATAACAAACTACCCGAGCGCCCGTCTCCCCAGGCCGCAATCACTAATCGATTGCCGGGTGCCGATCCGTTCACGCCCAAATCCAAAGCGGTTGTGGGCGGCGATCCTGTCAGCAAGTTCATGAAAGATTTCCCCGCCGGCACGCTGCCCGACGAACCTGAAGTTGTCGCCCGCGAAGGCGGCGGCACGTTCGTTGACGATGGCCCGCTGCCTGAGGGTGAGACCCCCGATTCGATTGCGGTCAAGCGCCAAGCTGCGCTCGACGCATTTGCGGCCACCGGCGATCAGCCGACGGCTGAACCGGCTGTTACACCTGAGGCTGGAGCGGCGCCGGCTGCGACAGCGTCTGAAGGCACGCCGTCTGGAGAGCCAGCCGCCGCCGCTCCGAAAGCCGGAACGCCCGAGCCTGCGGCTCCTGTAGCTCCCGCTGCGCCCGCCGCCGCGGCTCCCGCTGCCGCCGCACCGGGCGCACCGAGTTACGCCCCCGACGAACCGATTCACCTCGCTGCCGGTGTTGAGCCGTGGACGCGTGCGCAGATCGTTGCCGGACTGCAAGAGCGCGATCAGATGCTCCCGGCCGTACAAGAGGCCACGCAGTTTCGAAAAGTTTTTGGTCAGGACGCTGTGACCGCCGAACGCGAGTGGACACCGATCCTCGACATTATGCGCCGCGAGCCCGAGCGCACGAAGATGCTCGAGTCGATCCTTACGATGGACGAAGCGACGCTCGATTACGCTCGGATTTGCATCAGCTTCTTCAACTCACCGGAGGGCCGTGAGCAACGCGGTCTACCCGCGCAAGCTCCGCCGTCCGAGCGTGCAGCTCTCGCGATGCCGTGGACCCTGCAGCCTCCGGACAAAGACCGGCAAACGATGGACGCGATGCGCGAGTTCGTTGTTAAGGAACGGGCGAAGAGCGAGTGGGAGACGGTCTTCGCGCAGTACCCGTACGTTCGCGATAATGTCGCGATCAAAACGGCATTGCGTGATGCAGCGCTTCAGTTATGGGCAGCCGATACGGCTAACGGCATCGACGAACTCAAGGCGCGCGGACTTCCCGACGCGGTTAAACAACTCCGAGTTTTTCTTGAGGCGCAAGGCGCTGTGGCTAACGCCGCATCGCGTGCGACTGCACCGCCGCCTACCCCCGCGCCCAATACGCCCGCACCCGCGGTTGCAGTTCTTCCTAGTAGCGGACCATCGATTACCGGTTCGCGCGCTCCCGTCGACCCCAATAAAGAGTGGCGCGGCAACCCTGACGACGCGGTAGCCGCGTTTATCAAGGATCACCCACAGTAACAAGTGAGGATTAAAGCGTGAACGGGCTTCCGTACGTCAGCACAAACGAAATCAACACCGTCGCAAACCGGTACGTCCGGCCAAACGTCATCGACCAGCGGTATATGTCGCGGGCCGTGATGGGTGTTCTCAACGCCGTTGGACGCGTCGTGCGTATCGACGGCGGTTCGATTATCGCCCAGCCGATTCTCGCGCAGCCGAATCAAACGGCCTCGTCGTACTTCGGCGCCGACCTGCTCAATGCCGACGCGCAGGAAGAGTTCACCAACGTCGAGATCCGGTGGTGCGCCGCGTACGCATCGGCTACCGTCAACGGGACCGACAAGCTCCGCTGCACCGGCCGCACCGCAACGCTCAACTTGGTCAAGATCAAGACCGAGTCGGCGTTCATGGCCGCCTTCGATAAGGTGGCCAGCTTCGTGTACGGCAACGGCAATGGCAACGGCGGCAAGGATTGGGACGGCCTCGGAGCCGGAGTCAACAACGCCCAAGGCTTCGCGGTTTACAACGGCATCGATCGCAGCGCGAACCCGTGGTGGCAGGCCCAGGTCTTCGACCCGGGTACGCCGACTGCGCTTGCGACTTCGTCGATGATGACGCTGTACATGCAGTGCAAAACTGACGAAGAGCGCGTCCAGCTTATCTCGGCTACTAAGACCGGGTACGCATCGTACTGGTCGTTGCTCACGCCCCAAGAGATTTTCCGCGACAGTTCGGTCGGCAACCTCGGATTCGATAACATCGCATTTCAGGGTTGCGCGCTCGTCGACGATTTCGGTCAGCCCTCGGGCACGATGAACTTCCACAACCTCGATCACGAACGGCTCATCCTGCACAAGGATCGGCAGTTCGAGTTCCAGGGTTTCCAGCGCCCCTACAACCAGGACACCGAAGCGGGCCAGGTTCTTGCGATGGGCAACTTCGAAGTTCGGAAACCCGCAGCGTGCGGGGTCTATCGCAACATAGCCAATGGATAGATTAGCAACATCTCAAACGGTTAAGGAGTCAACGTAACGATATGGCACGAAACAAACACGGCGGTAAGGGTGCAGGCGACGGCAGCAATGTGCCGAGCGAAAGCGTCGAACTCGAGGGCGGAATCATCACGGCTGCCAAGTCGACGATGGAACCCAAGAGCTACGAGCGGGGCTATCCGACCCCCGAAGGCGCGCTTCATATGTCGCAGCCCGACGGTCGCCGGTAGTTCGCACGAACCTTTTAGCAGTAACGTAAGGAGTCGATAACTCATGCCGAAGTGGACTACGACCGGCGATCTGACCACCAACAACGAGCCGAACTACGGTGGGCAAGGCGCCCAAGCATACCGGCCGTATAACGTACCGGCGAACTACGCTCCGGGCATCATTCTCGCGCTTGTCTCGATCGACAATCAGACTTACCCGGATTTTCAGACCGTGCAGCCGTTACCGGCCGGCACGACCAAAGGCAAGATCGCAGGCGTCGTCGCAGCGGACTGGCCGGGCTTCAGCGGATCGATCAATGCCGGCGGCGTGCCAACGTACGTGTCGTCCGCGCAGACCAGCATCCGTGGCACGCAGTTCGTCAACGCCACGATCAAAGGCATTGCGTACGCCTACGTCGATCAGGCCGGCTCGGGTGCGGTAACGATCGTCGATGGACTCCCGATCGTCAGTTCGCGTAACACGGCGGGCTACGGCCAAGGCGTCGCCGTTGCGACGGCTGTGTCGGGCGCACTCGTCGGTGTCGCGAACTTGCCGGCGTCGGGGATCGGTTCGTCCTTGACGGCTGCGGCACTCGCCCAGGCCGCGCAGGTCTTCACCGTTGCTACTCCGGCTGCGGGCGACGTGCTCAATCTCATCATCCAGTCGCCGTACCTCGACACGGCTCCGGGTACGTTGCAGACGGCGACGTGGAGCCTTGCGCTCACCCCGACGACTGCGGCGAGCGCTACCACGGCCGCAGCGGCGATGGTCGCGTACCTCAACTTGCAGCCGAACTTCAGTCAATATTTCACGGCGGCCAACGCGGCTGGCGCGATCACCGTAACGGTCAACGCTCTGAGCACGCCGTTCCTGGTGACCTTCGGAGCGACGGCTGCCAACGGCACGCTGGGCGAAACCGGCCGGTTCTTCACGCACATCAGCGGCATGGTCGCCAACTCGCTCACGACGGCGTCGAACGTGACGGGCGCGGGTGGCACGACCTTCGTCGCGACGGGCTCGACCTTCACGGGCGGAACTGGGTTCACCGGTAAAATCCCGATCTTGGTCAACGGAGAGTTTTAATGGGAACGATTCTCACAAAGATTGACAAGGAGCGTCAGCTCAAGCAGTCCCGCGAGATCACCGTCATCGAGAAGATGGCGCGGATCCATCTCGCTCACGACTCGCAGCGGCCACTCGAACTCAACTGGTGCAAGGGCCGCGGCTTCAAGAACACGATCATCGTGCTGCGCCCAGGCGACTCGGTCGTCCAGCCGGTTGAAAAGGCACGGGCGTGGTTCGGTCCATTCGACCGCTTCGAGGAGTACGAGCAGTGTACCGACGAAGCGATACTCGAAGTTCTGCGCGATCACATCGCGATCGAATCGGCGCGCTATCTGATGCGTTACGACTATCCCCGCGGTCAGAAGGGCTTCCATCCTGACATGAATCCGATCGGGCCGCACCGTTCGCCCGACATCGACATCACGATCTTGAGCGAGGATGGCAAAGATCCCGATCCGATCAGCCTCTACGAGATCTACGGTATCGGCGACTTCGACGATCTCAAGGACACGTGGGCGCACCACGAAACCGAAGGTGAGATCCGTAAGCGCATGGACGCGCGGCTGCGCGAAAAGGACAAGGAAGTCGAAGCGATGCGCCGGGAACTCGCCGAACTCAAGGGTCTTGTCGTCGGCCGCGCCGAGACGATCGCCGCCGGAGCCAAGAACAAGCCGGTCAAGGCTACGGAGACGGCGCCAAGCGCACTGTAATGGCCGACACCGCAGAAACGATTGGCAACGCGTTAGCGGAGCTGCTCGATAAGAAGCGGGGACCGGCGACGAAAAAGTTCGTTGTCTTACAAAGAGGATATAACGGCGAGCGGATGGTTTACCAAGACGATGACAAAAAGAAATGTCAGAAAGTCGTGGATGAACACCCCGCTCGCCGTATGATTTCAAACGGCGGATAAGGAGCGCTCGATGCCCGGACCAGATTTCAAAAAAGAAGAGCAGGCGAAACGGATGACCTATCCGATTCGTTTGGATCGTGAAGGACTCGATCGCTCGATTGACCCCGAAGACGATATTTATAGCGGCATGATGAAGCGGCAAGCCCGCACCAACGGAGGCGTCTTCACAAAGGAGTCGTTAGAAAACATCCGTCCGCGTAATCGCGAGTAGCCGTGCGCGTCTTCGATAACGTCTACGTCAGTCCAATCGACGCAGTGGCTCTTGCCGGTGCGAAGCGTCTTGCTTCGCTGCAACCGCGCATGGACAATACGATCGATCAATTGCCGCCAGGAACTCCGGGGCTGCAAGATGTTGTCCCTGTTTGGCATCAGGCATCGAACGACACGCTTGGCATAACACTTCAGCAGCTTGGTGAGCTTATTGGTGAGGGCGGCGGCACGCCGACGATTCTGTTTACCACCGATTTTTCGGCGATCACCATGTATAACTACGGTAACTTCGTTGGCCAGACAGGGCTCAGTGCGGCGGCAAACACGGCCGCGCTCAACGCAATGTTCGCTGCGATGTCCGTTGGGACAGGCAACCCGCCGGCTATGGGTGGTGGGCTCGCTTGGATTCCGCAGTTCGAGTTTGCCGTTAACGGGACGCCTTCAGGTAATCAGGTTCCCGACCAAACGATTATGCAGGGCCTTGGAGGTGGCGGCACCAGCTCAAGCGGCGTACCGGCGTATCATTTTATTATCGGCGATACAGGCGGGGCGGCCTCGACGTTCCTTACCACCGGTGGCCCGCATAGTACGGGCGGCGTTGAGTTCCGTAATCTCTCTTTCCAGTGGCCCGGCGCGAACTACCCCGGCGGTGGTGGAGCTGCCGGTGATCAAGTCTTTTATGTAGGCGTACTCGGAACGATATTCAAGTCTTGTACGTTCACCAACTGCCCGACGGCCATCAGTTTTGCGGGGCTTTCGACGACCGGAAACGGGCTGACGAGTATCGCTGAGAAGTGCCACGTCGATTATCTGAACGGCCCGAACAATGCGACCGCTTTCATCCTGGCGGGCGAGCAGTGCCAGATCGTCGGCCCAAGTGAACTACGGCAGACGGGATTCAGCAGTGGCGGCCCATCAGGCTGCACTTGCATAGCAATCGGCGGCGGATCGATGGGTGCAGAGCATCAAGTCGTTTCCGGTTGCCATATCTCTGACTGGAATATCGGAATCGACTTCGGCGATACGAATAACGTCGGCATCGGCAGCGGGTGTGAGCATACGAGCATTCTTGCTAACGAGATACAGTGCTGGGCCATGTGCATTAACATGAAGACGTTCTCTGATACCGGGAAGATTTTCGGCGCCAAGATCATCGGCAACACGATGCTGAAGTCGCAGAATTCCACAGACGGCTCGCCGCTGATTTTACTCGACACCGATACGGGCGACGTGCAAGATATTTCCTCCGTAGACTTCATCGGGAATCTCATCGCATCGAATGTCCAAGGTAACGGGAGTACTGGCGGGACGGCGCAAAATAATCAGTACGGCATACAGATTGGCACGGCCGATTCTATCCGTATTATCGGCGGCAGGATCAGCAACTTCGGCAACAACGCCAACCTCGGCTCCGACGGGTCGGCGAACATCTGCATTAGTGGAAGCCCCCAAGGCGTCATCGTTGAAGGCGTCGACCTTCGCCCTGGCTACGCTAACGCTGGCGGCGGTTCAACCGGCGCGGGTACATCGCAGTATGCGCTGTTGATAAAAGCTACGGCGTCCCTTACGGGGGCCCCGGTTCAAATCCACAACTGCGACATGACCAACTTCGTCGGAAACCCGGTGAGCGTTAACGGCAGTGCGACGATTAACGCAGGCTGTCTCTATATCACGAACTGTCCCGGCTACAACGACCAACAGACGGTCGTCAACGCTTCGGCTCCGACGAGCAACGAACACGCTGCGGGGCAGGGCTACTACGGCCCGTCGATCATTACGTTCACCAACGGTGGTTCGAGCAATACGCTCACCATCAACGGCCAGGCGTTTACGCTTCCGGCAAATGCGTTTGGATCGTACTACCTTGCATCGCCGTGGGACGTCATCGCGTTTGGTTCCTCGGCGGGCATGACGTTTACGTGGATCGGCTACTAATGTGGCCGGAATTTACTGTATCGGTTATACTGAGGATGTGCCGAAACGCTATACAGGTTTTTGTGAGAAATGCCGAACACGGATTAATGTCGGTCTGCGGCATTGCCGTGATTGCCGCCCGACGAGGCTAACTTTAAAGCAACGATTTTGGAGTCGCGTCGCCCCAATGATGGATGACCGTGGCTGCT